ATGTACTTTTTAGATATTGGTTGTGGTCTAAATCGATTCATTCTTCAACTTCCTCTACGGGTTGATTGGGAATGTTTTCTGTATCACCATCTTGTGCAGGTACAAAGCCCATGCCTAACATTGTTTCCCTTTCAAAAGGCGTGCAGTGAGGACGAAACACAAACAGTCTACAAGTGAGATTATCTTGGCTGTAGTAGATCCTGTACCGAACCTGTTCTACGCCCAAAGCATCAGCCAGTTCCTGCGATGAGAATGTTTCAGGCCAAGACTCGTTCACACTGGCCCGGGTCTTTTCAAAGTAAAAATCCTGCATACGTTGTACAGCAGAACCCCTGCCCCAAAATGCATTTTGCTTGCACCATGCAATCTTGCGGTCTAGCATTTCTGTTGTGATTTCATTGGTCATTCTTCAACTCCGAAATGTTCAATCACTGCATAATTCAATTCTTTTGCAGGGTCATCCATTTTTTTATTCTCCAGGTCCATGCCGGCTTGATGTGTGATTTGAACCATCGCAATTTCACGCATCAGCAGGAGGGCGAACTTTTTGTAATCAAACTCAGGAGCCTGATAACATTCTACTGCCAGTTTTTCAATTCGTCCGTTCATTTTCCAACTCCGAAATGTATTTTAATCCACCGGTTAATCTCCGCTAATACCTCTTCGGTAACATCTTTGACCTCACCTGTTAGAACACAAGGTTCACATTCCCAAGTGCAGATTGTTTTACTTTTTCCATCTTGCTCGACCACAACCGATAGTTTCATTCTTCAACTCCGAAATATTTTTTGATAGCATTCATATGATAGTCTTCGTTGTAGCCACCGACATTTTTTACGGCCTGGATACATTCCTTAACAATCAACTCGGCGAAATATCCAATAGATTCTTCATCTTTGTTTAAGAATCCAGCCTGTTCAGCAAGTTGTTGAATTCGTTCGTTCATATCATATCCTTAAACAATTCTTTGAATGTGATTGCCTTGCCTGTGGTATAAACAATGTCAAAACTATCATTGGTAATGTGATATTTGTTTCTGTCACAATTCACATACTCACCTTTAGCATCAGTATATACCTGACGCATTTGTGTAAAGGTACTATCCACAACACCGTCGAGCATAACACGGGTGGTAATTTTACGCTTGTTCATTTTTTAGCCCAAGCAATATAACCACCGTTGGTGCCACTCCACGGACAATATTGTTCCCATAGTGCCGTGGCTGTTTCGGGATTTTCTGTCATGAGTTTATCCACGGCGGGCCTCATTAGATATCCAGCATGACTCCAGTCATGATTTTTTAGTGCAGTTTCAAGTTCGTTCATCACACTCTCCAAATTTCTTCAAAACCTTCCGACAAGTCGGGCTCTTCCCAGTCTTCAATCATGCGTTCAATCACCTCGGGTGGGATTGTTTTGCCCGGACGGCTGGCCAATCGTCGTGCCAATTCTTCTGGCTCGGGCGTGGCGAACACCACAGCAATGGCTGAGTATTCCGGCAACATGCGAAACTTTCGAGCACGGCTGGCCCGAGTGGTGCTGGTCTGATCCCATATGATGTCGTGGCCATTGGCCTGTGCCACAAGCGCATGGTTGGTCATCATGCGAACAGCGATGGGCATGTATTCTTCAAACACTTCTGAATAAGTCTTGCCTTCTCGCTTGGCATGATCTTCCACCCAGGGATCAGTACTGACCACTGGCAAGCCCAACGCCCAGATTTGATTTTTGATCCAGGTGCTTTTGCCTGATCCTGGCACTCCCACCAACATGTATAACTTAGGCACAATAACTCCAAAAATATTGTGCAACGCCAAACACAAACACAGCCACACCAAACACAAACAGGGCAGGCTGTATCACATAGAATACCAAGAATGCTTCAAAATCATTCATTCTTCAACTCCTAAATGTTGTTTGGTTATTTTGGCACATTCTTCAATAACCAACTTGGTGTATTTCTCCAATTGTGCAGGGGTAAGCATAGCCGATCCATAAGGTGCAGCCTTGACCACATCAACAGGTTGATTACGGGCTTGAGCCAATAGTTCAAACATTCGTTCGTTCATTTCAAATCTCCACGCAAGGTGTGCCACATCCGGGGATCAGTGCCCAAGTAGATGCGATACTTTTGATAATTGCGCCATTGGCTCAGTCTGTTCACGCCACGCTCAACCCAGTCAAACATGGCACTACGGAACCACAAGGGATTTACAATGGCTATCAGCAAAGCCACAGCCACAGGCACAATCAGCACAGCCACAACCACCCAATGAAAGGTCATTGCACGATAATAACGGCCACCACCGGGCACCAGTTCAATTTCTTTACTCATGTTGCGTTTACCTTTGCCAAAAATTCGCGGCATGCGGCTTCGGTGCGCTTGGTCACCACTACCTTGCCACCCCAGAAGCCTACGTATAGACTACGGTGCTCCACAAACTTCACTTCGCCGTCTGCACCCACATGCTTTTGACGAGCCGCTGGCCGGGCAGGTGCAGCCTTTTTTGCCGGAGCCTTTGGCACTACTGCCACAGCAGGCTTGACTGCCACTGCCTTTGCAGGCACAGGCACTGCAAGCGGACGATGTTCAAAGCCATGTTTGGCATCGTAGCGGGCTATGGCTTTTTCATCCATGCCCCATGTGGCCAGCAGTCGTTTGACTTCTGTGCCGGGCAGTTGATTCCAATGTATAATAGGGTCAGTCCAGTTGTTCATTTCGAGCTCCTTGTTGCGATGTGTGTATTATAGCAAATTGGGAATTATTGGTCAATCAAAATTAATTTGTGTCAATTGAACATACACGGAGTAGGATCACAAATTTCGCCGTGTCGTCGTAATTGTATCTGCTCATAATCTGTAAGAAAGTCGTTGTCAACTAAATTATGCCAGGAGATTATTTCTCCATACCGGTTGGGATTCTCTTGTATTTTTTTATTATTCAATCGTATCCGGGGACCCAACTCGGTTATAACAAATTCCATTAATTTCCAATCTTTTCGAAAATGTTTTTTATACGTTTTCTCATCGGGAATATAAAAGTAGTTGTTATTACGTTTACCAAAAGCAAGGTGTCCGTCAAGGTGCGTGACAAAAAAATATGTGTGAATGTGTAGTTTCATTCCCGCTCCGTTGTTGTGTATGTGTGTATTATAGCAAAACGGTGATTATTGGTCAACCGTTTTGCTTCACGCGAACATCGGTGTTCAGCGCAGGTGTATACTTTTGTATTAACTCGCGCTCCAATTTGTGTGCGGCATCTTTGCCACGCACAATGTCCACAATAGCCACGTTCATTGCTTCCACGCCGTTTGTGCGAATTGCTTCGTACAGGTTCCAGGCTTTGTCTTCTGTGCGGCTACGGTAGATATGCTTGTTAACACGGCTACGAAGCGACATGTTGATTGTGCGCTGAGTTTTGGCGGTAATACCAATGTAGTACTCAAATCCAATCTGGATACAGTACACTATGTGGCTGCGATCAATACGTTTCTTTCTCATCATGTGTGTATTATAGCATTTCGGGCATTTTCAGTCAACCGAATTGCCTGTTGCAAAAATACAACAAAAGTACTACTTTTTTGGAGTGTAAAAAGTACTACTTTTTTGCTATTTTGGCTCAGGGCCATTGGTGTTACTAAGTATTGACATGACAGATTTATACCACCAAATTTATCAGGGAGAAATATTTCAAAAGAGTCAATGTATTTGGCATGAAAATACGCTCATGAATTTCTTTCGAAGCAATTTGTTATCACTTGGATATAAACCACTAAGCGACAATAATAAAGTTTATCAACGTGGCACACGCCAAGTTGTGATATGCCTGGTTGATGATTTTTCAACCTGTAGCACAAATCACAACACATCGTTACCGTATCTTTTTGATAAAGACACAGTAGTCATCACAGACAATTACATCACTGTCCCAACTCAATATCAAGTGTGTCAACTACCCCCTAGTTTTTTTGGCATATACAATCATACACCTTCTGATGCAAAATGGAATCCTGATAGACGTTTTAATTTTAGTGTAAACAGGTTGGATACTAAACGTATGTTGGTGCTATTAGAAATATGGAACCGTGTTATGTTAATGGCAGCTGACGGATTCACAGTTGACAATTTGGATTATATTAATTTTAATTGTTGGGCCTGGTCTGGCGATAACGGTTCAGTTAGTGGATTGAAAGAAAATTTTACACAGCAATGGCAACAATTGGAATTGCATTATCAAGAAGTTTATCAACATGTATATGAAGACTTGTTACCACACATGCCGTTTTGTAATCATGATCTTGATCACAAACAATCACATTTACAAGCCTGGGCTAATATTGTAATAGAAACTTACAGTTCGGATACCACTGTGGCCCTCAGTGAAAAAACGTTTAGAGCTTTGTGTTTGCCTGTGCCGTGGATTGTGTATGCGGGAAAACATACTGTGGCATACTTGCACAGTTTGGGATTTGATATTTTACATGACGCAATCAGCCATGAGTATGATGGTATGATTGTTAACAAGACTGCTGCCTATGGGGACAAAATGGTGGATTTTATCTTTGAAGGACATGATGCTGTTGAAAAGTTCAAAGCCATGCCGTGGCCTGAACTATCTCAACGCTGTGAACAAGCTGCACAACATAACCAAACCTTATTAGCTCAAATGCAATCCAACTGGCCTATAGATTTTGCCAACTGGTGGCCTAGTGTAATTGAAAAAATAAAATAATGTGCGGCATATTGTTTGTGAAAAGTCAGCGGCCTCTTGGCATTGACCTACACCTACAAGCAGTTGATAAAATACATGCTCGTGGCCCAGACTTCACACATTACCAGCATCATAACAATATTTTTATAGCACAGACTGTGTTACATATCACAGGTGAAGATGAGTTTTATCACCGACCACGATCAGACTTTTTGGCTTATAATGGTGAAGTTTATAACTATCGTTGGTTTGGCCGATACACTACAGACACAGAATTAGTGTATCGCACTGTGCGAGAACAAAACTACAAGAAGATTCCTTACTTTGAAGGGCCTTGGGCTTGGGTGTATACTGATTTTGAATCAGTGAGATTTGCAACAGATCCACAAGGCGAGCGTTGTTTGTATCGATATCAAGATGATAACATTTTGATTGTGACCAGTGAAGTATCGGCAATCTTGTGTTATACACAGCCCAAAGTTCATGTTGACGCATGGAGTCAAAAGCACTGGCCTACCATACGTCGCACACCTTATGAAGGCATTGAACGCTGTGAACCAGGTCGATTGTATACCGAAACTGGCTTGAGTTTTCAGCTTGACAGCATATTTGACTGGGTCCACGCACCACAGTCTATGAGTGACTCAGAAGCTCAAGAAGAATTTGATTGGATATTTGACAAGGTCATAGCAGACATGCGCCCCACAGAACCTGCAGGATTGACCTTTAGTGGTGGCGTGGACTCTGGAATCATCCTGGCTGCCATGCCGGAGTTTGCAGGATTGTACACCACAGTGTGTGAAGGCAAAGACACTGTGAGCATGAGAATTAGAGATTTCTTGACTGATCAACAATGTCAAAAACTCATTGAGTTGCCCATGACCGAACGTGACTGGGCGCAGGACCACATTGACATCATTGAGTGTTCACAAATGCCTGTGCAGAGTTGGAGTTTTGTTGGCCAATGGCACATTGCTCATCACTGTCAACAACGTATCTTGTTCACTGGCATAGCCGCTGATGAATTATTTGGCGGATATCCTGCGTATCACAACATGGCATTTGACATCAAAACATCCGCAAGTCCTTACAGTTGTTTTGATCCATCAGACACAGATAGTCAACGTCTTTGGGATCAGTGTGTGTCTGCTTCACAAGGGCATGCAGGTGCTGCCACACTGCTCATGGATTATCTTGTGCAGATCACAGCAGTTGATGCACGTGGAGTAGACACCATGACCATGGCACACAGCATAGAACCGCGTTCACCTTTTATGCATCCTAAGATTATAAAGTTTGCTCTCAATTTGCCTTGGCATTTGAGACAAGGCAAACCATTATTGCAGAACAAGTTTTTAAAAAAATGGCCTAGAGATTTGCTATTGCCCAAACAAGGATTTGCAGGACACTGCAACGACAGCTTGCCTTGGATGGGAGTGAATGTTCCTGCATCGTCAGATCGATCTATACAGTGGAAACAGATTCAGTCAGCTACTTTTTTACAATATTGTGGTATTGATTCCAGTCAATCAACACATCAAACCATTCAGGAGTAATGACAATTTCTGGATTGGCGTGAGCATAGGCCACAAAGGCTGCAACACAATCTGATTCACCAGGTGTGACCCACCTGGTTTGGTCACTATTGTATTCGTACCAATACATGCCAAAAGGTGCAGCGGGATTTGTTAATCTAAAAGTAAACAACTGTCCAGGCCGTGCTCCGCATAATCCAGCAAATTGCTCTAGTGTGGTCACAGGCTCAAGATGCTGATACTGATCGGCTCTGCTGACATGTGTGCTTATGAATGCTGGTACAGTTTGGATTTCTGGTATGCGTTCCAAACATCTCAATCTACTGTCCCCAGTACCAGGGACTAGTGTACCATCTTGATCCAGCAACAACCAAGGTTTTACAATGCCTTGTGCCCGAATATCATGTATCCAAAGATTCAGTTTGACCAAATTGGCAATGTCGTAGTGATTGCGAGCATCGGCTGCAAACCCATCTATGCCGTCGTGATCAAGCCATTCCATGGCCCATCTGCACAATTCACTGAGTCGTTGATTGGTTGGTAAGTTTTGAAATTCTGCGGCCGGATTCCAAAATAAACAATGTGTGCCATTGTGTAAACTGTCATGAACAGGATCTAAATTACCAGGCCATTGTGCTTCAATTAAGGGATTGTTCCAATACATACAATTAAGTCCGATTCAAAAAAGTCATCCACTTTTCTAAATCGCCGTACATGACCAACATCACAGCTTGTCGGCTGCCAAACAGAACAATTTGCGGATTCTTGCCAATTTTGATGTAGTAAGGGCAATCCAACTTTTTGTCCAAGGTCAACAAATGTCTAGAAATAGCAACCAAGTTGGGTGGCACAGCAAATGAGTATGTTTCAAATTCCCATGTGCTCAAGGCCATATATCCAGCATTGGTCAATCTAAACCCGCCACCTTCTCTAAAGTTCATCCACCATGATTTACACGCTTCTTCATAAGTGGGACGATCTTCTTCAGGAAGACCTTGGAGAATTTTCTGTGTAATTTCTTCTTTGGTAATCACCGACTTACAAAGTAGGTTGGTTGTGTTGTGCTCGGAACCGTTCGGGCCATACTTCAGTCACTTGTTTTTGTTGCAACCGATCCGGCCAGTGACCATTGCCACACATATTTTTGCAAATCTCCATGGGGTTGGTTTCCCAACGATCACTCACTCGATGAAATAATTCAAGAGCATGATCAAGTCCGTTACTGCTGTGATATTGAGAAAAATCTCCTAGAACTTCTTCAATTTCTTTTTGCGTAGAAGGCATGGCAGGACCGTATGCATTTTCGTTGATAAAACAACATGGCATATAAAGTCCGTTGGCATTTAGAAACAGTTCATCAAATTGCTTGCCTATGCAATTGATTTTGACAGTTCCGGTGCCTTGATTTTCTTTCCAAGTTTTGGGTTGCTTGAGCCACTGAATTGGCCTGATAAGAGTTCGTTGACTGACTTTGACTCCGAATGAAAAAAATCCCATGCTCTTGGCCAATTTACGAGCCTTTAACACTTGATGTTCGTTGTGTTCAAACACAATCATATCCCACACAGCCACTCCACCTGCATCAATGAATGCCTGAGCATTCTCCATGATCTTTTTCCACACAGTGCGCCTGCGATATATGTGATTGGTATCTTCAATGCCATCCAAACTAAAAGTCACTGCACTGCGTCGTTCCGGATTGTATTGAAAAAATTGTGCAAGCTCGCGCCACCATTCTTTATTTCTTGTACTGCCATTGGTATGCAGTGCAAAGGTAACAGTGGGATTTACTTCTCTAAACCATCTGAGTATGTCAGTGCAATCTTTGGCCATGGTTGGTTCGCCATGTGTGCCTTCAAATTTAACATGCTTGGCTTGTTTTAACCATTCATGATCTATCAAAGTTTTTATCACATCCAAGGTCAATGTGTTTTGAGGCAGGTTGGGATTTTCTACAATCCCAAGTTCAGGATCATCATCTAAATATCTAGAACACTGCGGACAGGCTGCGTTGCATGCGGTTGACAACTCAATGTTGAGTTTGGATGGCCATTTGTCGAACATACGTTATGGATAAATTTTATCGCCAGCAGTTAATAACACTACTGAAAACTTTGTGGTCTGAAATTGTGTGTTGAGTTTGCGAGCTAGATTCTTGGCATGACCAGGATTGGAGAATGACACTTTTTTATATTTGGGTCCAGGATACTGGGTGAGCATGTTTGAAGTTTTTAAGTTGATTGGTTTGTTTTCGTAAAAAACTGCCCACACGCCTTCCGAGGCCAACACTTGCTCGGTCTTGTAAGTTTGTTTGTTGGTGATTTCAATTAGCACCTGTGGCTTGGGTCGTGACATAGATAAACTCCGTGTTTATTTATCCCAATAACTATGCAGATTTAAAACTGCCACCTGACAAAACCACCTCAATTGGCTCATTTTGACTGGCCTGTTCTCGACGTGATTGCTCCAACGCCAACAATAACTTGGTTATATCACCATGCAAGTCTTTGGCATCACGCAAGGACATGATAAGATCTTTTTGTCCACGGCTTTCTGCTGCCTTGATTGAGTCAATGAACCGATTGATGTGCAAACTCATATTTTATTCTCAAATAGCAGTTCTTTTATGTGTTCATCAATGCCCACGGTGATAGAAATTCTATCGCTAGTTTGCCCTTTGGTTCCGTGTACAATGTGAGTTGGAATAACAACCCATTGACCAACAGGAATTATTTCAACATGTACCAAATTTAAATCAGTTCGAAGTCTCCAGTAACTCAATGACTTTCTTTTTTCGGGAATCAATGAGCATCCTTGTTCTTGTGCCCAGTAAGTCTCAACAGAAGTGCCGCCAGGATCAATAACATAATTCAAAGACCAGTTGTGTTGATAGTCTTGGTGCGGCCAAAGATCACCGCGAGTTGTCATTCCAACTTTAAGAGTTCGGTTATCAAGAAATGGTCCAATATTTTCTTTTGCCCACAGTTGATGTTGTTCTGGCAACACAACAAAATAGTGTTCGCCATAATTTTTTATTTCATTGCCTACCAATATGCTTTCTGCAGGAGATTGGCCAGCAGTAAAATCGTTTGAATCCAATGTATTATTATTATTTTGCATAATACGTACCGCAGATTCAATCAACTCGGCTGGCGGCGAAGGTAAATTTATTTTAGTAACAAATTGAAAAGTCAACTTAACTTCCTAATATATGGTTTGAGATCGGGCGGTGTCCAACCTTGTGGTTTGAGTACCTTGCCATCTTCACGCTTGCGAACCTTGCCAGTATCTCGATCAATCTTGGCAAAGTTAGTTTTCATAACTTCTTTCCAAGCACCTTCGGCATCTGCGCCCATACTGTGTAATGCACCAATAGTAACAACCAAAATGTCGATAAGTGCATCAACAGTTTCAACTTGGTCGTGTGCCGTGATTGCATCAGCCAATTCGTTGGCTTCTTCTTCAATCAATGTAACATACAAGTTAAATTGATCTTTGTTAAACTCGTTGACACTTTGGTCGCAGGCTCGCATAAATTTTTCTTGATCACGAAAGGGATTCACTGGCCAGCTCCTTGGTGTAAAATGGTCCTTGATACTTGTAACGATCAAGTGCAATCAGTTTAGGGTTGCGCACAATCTTCCATGAGCGATGTTGTTTTACTGTGTACCATCCGGCTGCGAACCATGACTTGGATTTCTCTTGTTTGGTAAACAGCGGCAACTTCAGTCTCACATTCCACAATCCATTGTAGGTCTTACACCCGGTTTCATAACCGTGAACTGAATCATTAGGTGGTGGGGTGACTGTTTCGGAAGGTTCAAACGTGATGTCAATCACTTCTCTAACCATGGGCATGGTCTTGTAATTGGATACTTGATTTTGTATTTTTACAACATAACCATCTGCACTGGCCTCAATGTTACCAATCTTTTGATTGTTTTGTTTGAGGATCCAGTATTGATTGTCAATTACTGGTTTTGCTACTATCATTTTAACACTCCTTGATATGTTTGATTCAGCCAGCGACCAATTGGCTCTGCTTGGTCACTCAGCTTGGTGAGTTCATACTTGCCACAGAATTTAAGAAAGTGTGCGCCCACCATGCCCGTGTCTTTGTTGCTGACTTGTTCACTGATCACAGCATCCACAGTATCTTTTACTTCTTGTGGTTGTGCAGTGAGGTCAATCAGTGTGACATTACGTTCGTAGTCGTCAAGCACCTTGTGTTCTTTTTCTTCGTGGTCAGTCCAACGTTGCAACATGAGATTGTTCCAATTGTAGCCTTTTTTGTTGCGATCTTCAAATGCTTCTGTAATGCCCACACGATTCTTTGTGCCTTTAACTGGTGCACCAGGGTATGCCGAGAACACATTGTCGCCGGGATCACCGCGTACACATTTCAAGAATAGCACCCATTTCTGATAGTCAGTTGGAGCCACAAAGCTACGATCGGCTTTGCCTACTTTGATCTTTGAATTGCTTTCGATTGTGAAACTCAATTGGTTGCCTTTGGCATCAGTTACGCCATCAACACTGAACAGGTGATCGTTTATGCCATTGTACAGTTGCACATTTGGTGCAACCAACTGAACGAAATCTGAATCACTGCTGACAATAATATGTTCATCTTGGGGGTGTAGTGCAATCCAGCGGCCTATGATATCGTCCGCTTCTGCTGTTGCGCAACGAATCACGCTACAATTTGTTTTCTCAGACAAGTATTTAGTCAGTTCATCATAGGTTTCCCAAAACAACTTGTCCTCTTCTGCTTCAGTTTCACTCATGGCACCGCGGGCCACAGCACGGTTAGCTTTGTAAGGTTTGTAGTGGTCTTTGCGCCAGCTACGACCCTCTAGTGCGAAAACCACATGGTCTACACCAAAACGTCTAGCTACTTTATTAGCACTCATCATGGTCAAGTGCAGTGCAAAGCCTAATTTAGTCCATGTGTCGCTGGCCCTGTGCGCCGAATGGCGGGCACGGAAGAACATGTTGGCAGTATCAATCAGTAGATATTTCATCAAAGCGGTCCAGAAGTTTGTGTTGCTTTAAGTATTGTAACACATATTCCGACCAAAATCTATGGCCATCGGCTCCAAAGTGATAACTTTTGGGATTCACATGTTCGAATCCGTTGTTTTTTAGTATGGCATTCCAACTGTGGTCTCTTGAGTAAGGTTGGATGTAGTGATTTTGCCAATCTCTTTGATTTGGCATATCACTAAACGTGCTGTTACCGCTGTAGAAAAGATGCCGCACATTAAGGTCTTTTAGACGACAATGCAGGTGCCAGATTTTATTGTGCCACTCATCTGTTTTTTGATTCCAATTCACATCCAAAATATACTGACGATATCTAGCTTCAAGTTCTGGCGGCACCATGTCTACACCACTGGCATTTACTTGATAGTGCTTGCCTTCGAACACCCATTCTTCTCGTTCCCATGTGGTCCATTGAATCACCATCACAGTATCATACAAGCGACTATAATTGTTGTGAATCCAATCTGTAGTAGTGCGCAGTATACGATCATTGCTGGCTGCTGTTTCGGCATCACAGTAAAATTCAGTGTTGAGCAATCGACTCAAATTCTTGCCCCAGCTGGCTTCCAAGTTGATGGGATGTGGGCGGCGGTCAATGCCGTATCGGCCATCATCCACAGCAAACGCATCAGGAACCACAGCTTCAGCAGCCGCTGTATGGCTGCAACCATTCACATACAATATCATCGTTGTAGCAGTACTTTTTCTGTTTCGGCAGCCACCACACGCTTGCGCAGGCTTGAACTTGAGAATGAATGATCTCTGCTGTTAAACACATGCTCAATGTGTTGTCCGGTACCTTCATTGCGACCAGTAAAGTTGGTATCTTCATATTCTCGACCAAGTATGCGTACATCGATTGGCAAGGTTAGTATCAAGTCAATTAGATCTTGTTCGGTAGTGTACACAACAATTTCGTCTACAAATCTACATGCACTCAATTGTATCTGGCGTTCCACAATGCTTTGCACAGGGGGATTTTTAATTCCCGGTCGGTCAATGCTGGCATCTGTTTGCAGGCCTGCAATTAGATAATCGCAATGATTCTTTGCTTCGGCCAACATGGCAATGTGTCCTGCATGTAGCATGTCAAATTGACTAAAAGTAATGCCAATTTTTTTACCTTCGGCTTTGAGGTCTTTAATGTGATTGAATATCATCCTATTTCACTCCGTCCGTCTCCGAGATCACGTTTTTGCACATACATGCCGGAGTTTTTAATTGCTTGTTCTTGTTCCCATGTTTCCATCACAACATGTCGGCACACATTTTGAAACCACCGATCCACAATCTCACCGTCACTGTCAGCAGGTTTCAGCATATAGCCGGCCTTGACCAAGCGAGCCACAAAAATCTCATTCCAGTCTAGTTCAAATGCACCTTGATGCAGGTTGTTGGGATCCACATCCATACTAAGCACAGCCACATAAGGCTCGCCCTTTTCGGTAGCAAGTTGCTTTTCAGTTTTAGGTGGTGGTTCCACAACTTTGGCCTTGGTAACTTTTTCTACCACGGGTGATTTCTTTTGAGATTTTTTAAACCAATCAAACATCAGTTCTGCCCCATTTAATTTTCAACCAGATACGTTCGTGTATGTAATAATCAACACTCAACAAAATGTGTAATGCAGTAGCAAACCCTGCTGAATTTCCTAAATTACCTGTGAACATGTAAGTCCAAAAGATTGTAAACAACCAAGCAGTCAATCTATAGGTAAGCATCCTTACCACTGTGCGTTTTTTTGTTTCAGACATTTATTTGCCCCAGCCATTGCCCCAGAGATCCACATGCAATCTTGGGCTATAATTATAACCACGAGCCAGTGCCCAGTCTGCCACATTCACTCGGTTGCGTTCGTATGGAGTGACCACACCGCCTTGTGGCATCACATAGGTAACACCACGGAAACCTGCTTCACGATATGCAGCCACAGCACGATCAACTTCTTCAAAGTGTGCCAGTGTTTCTACCACAAATTTTAAATATACTGTGCCATGCATTTGATAGTCTGCCACAATCTCGGGCTTGATAGCATCCGACCACGATTCACCTGATGCTGACAGCTTGGGACTTACTGAAAAAGTAATTTCTCGTGTGGGCACGGCCCCTAGTGCAGGGCGTCGCCACTCGTGCAAAAATGTTCGAAATGCTGGCTGTAACTTTTGAGTGCCATTGGTTTCAAATGTGATGTTCTTCAAATCACCCATGGCAGATTGACTCAGCAGTTCTTCATAGCCACGCTGCCAACCCAACAGCGGTTCACCACCTGTGATCACAAGATGCACATCATTGCCGTTGTCTTGTTGCCAGTGATGATTGGGTGTAAGAACCAACATCTTTTCAATCAGTTCATCATGTGTGAGTGTGTGACTTAGTTCCTTAAATGCAGGATGCCATGAAGCGTAGCTGTCACATCCGGTGTTCACAAGCGGCAGTTCAAGAAAATCCTTGTACAGGTGTATGTTCTTTGCCACTTCGTCTGCTTCAGTAGACTGCACGCCTGGAGCGCAGCCAAAGCCCGAACAAGTGAAGTTGCATCCGTATGTGCGTAAGAACACACTAGGAACACCAACAAAGCGTCCTTCGCCCTGTGCAGAATAAAATAACTCACTAACTTTTAATTTCATATTTTTGTTGCTTTAACCAGTAGATGCCAACCCAAGTATTCGCGAACTGCTTGACGCATTTCTTCGCTCATTGCCGCAAACCAAGGTTCCAGTTCATAGATACCTTGCTTGTACTTAGGTACATTATACATGAAACAATGCGCTTGTCTAATGCGTCCGATATGGAATTTGCCCTCTAGCAACTGATAGACTTCTTCTTTTGTGTAGGCTTTGGCATACGGACATCCGGCTTGTGCTTCGTATTGGTCCAGACCTTTTTGGATCATGGCATACTTCCAACTGTCACGAGCATACACTAGCATTTTGAACTCGCCACCGTCTACAGTCAAACTGTGTATGTTTTCAATCACACGATCAATGTCTGGGTAGTGATGCAACACACCACAACTGTAAACCAAATCAAATTTGCCCAGGTGTGCAAGGTCATCGTCGCCACTGCCTTGAATGAACTGACCTTCTAGTCCCAACACTTCAAATCGTTTCCGGGCCAATGCAATGCTTTCACTGCTGAGATCAATGCCAACATATTCAGCACCATGCTTGGCAAATTCGGCTGCATCGGCACCAATGCCACATCCAATTTCCAACACACGTTTGCCAGCATACAAATGAAACTGTGCTAGATCTTTGAGATGTGGTTCAACAAAGTAGCGTTTTTCGCTATTCTCGTTAAAAAATTGTTCAGTACCAACTTCACTGGCGCTGTGGTTGATGTTACAGGGCTGGCGATCCCAGTACTGCACAATCTTGTCTATTAGTTCATTACTCAAAGGGACTGTCCTTCCATTGTCTTAATCGTTTGTGTGGATCTTGCAGGACCATTCTAGACCAGATGTTTGGATTTTTACCTGTCATTGAATCTCTAAACCACGTGGTATCGCGGCCCATGCTGTCAAGATAGTCTGCAATTTTTTCAGTTTCTTCAACCCTGCGTTTGCGCCAGGTAATGTGATTGAAATCTCTAGGATCATTGCCGGGCATGTTTTCCAACATGATACGTTCTTTGAATGTTTCATCCAAGTTCTCGCCAGTAAGATCATAGCGTTCATGGTGTACCATTACAGGAATTGTTTTCACAATATCCAACATCCAAGCCACTTGGCTGGTCCAGGCATCGTTGATTTGATGCGGACTCAAATGGCCAGTAATTTCCACCCACTTCTTTGGCAGGATAGGAAAGATAGCATAAGGATGTTCGTGATTGGTTTCGGCACGGAGCAAATTGAATTCTTGCCCGTTGTCTCGAATCACCTGATCCCAATCCTGTGTTTTCATCACAGCATCGTCATTCCAAAAGAACAACCAAGAACCTTGACTGTGCTTGGCCAACTCATTGAGGTACTCGTTTAGTCGCATGTACCCTAATCTTTCAAACTGTATGGCGCTGTATTCTACACCAAGGTCATCAAGATAAGGTTGTACAACATCCACAAAGTGTTTGATGTTCTCAGTATCATCATTGTCAAATGCCAACATCACTTCTATTCGACTGGGGTCTTTGGCCCGGTCAAGTAGAGTGCGTAGGCATTGTTCTAGTGGTTTTGGTCTGCCACGAGTGGGCAATAAAATACTGATGTCGATGGGGTGGTCAGGGGGTAATAAGTTCTCTGTTGTCATATTCTATTTCAGGTAAGTTGGCTGAATTAGTTTTTGTTATTGTTGTTTTTCCAAAATTCCGCTTGCGAGCAAAATACATGTTCTCTAAGAACCGATCCATGCTCATGGTTTTATCTTCCACGCTGTCAAATTTGTACAAGCATGGTGTGTTGATGTCGGCATCGTCCAGTAGATATCCAAGAAAGTCATAGTCAAACTTTTGTTGAATTGGTAATGCTGGTAAATCTTTGTAATCAATCACATAGTTTCTTTGAAACTGCAACAACTGATTTAGTATGTTGCTGTCAATAGTATACGTGCTTCTCACAAAGTTGTCAATGATATCGAACACATGATTGATCTTTTGTTGCTGTTGCATATACAAAGTGGTTCGATGCACAAGATTCCATCCAAACACTTCAATGTTGCCAATTCGAGGATGATTGATACGACCATCTGTGGTCCAGTTTCTAAAGTAACTGCGTGTTTCATCAAACTGTTGTTGAAACCATGCATCGCTTTCAATATACTTGTACAAACTGTCGTAAAACTCACTGTAGTCGATATCATGAGCTTTGGCCAAGTATCTAGCAATGTACGTGGTCAGCCCGTTGATGTGAAAAGTTTGAATAAAACTGTTCCATACCAGTGTGTCCAACATCATTTCTCGTGGAATGTCTTTGGTTCCTACCACAACATCCACACACTCGTCCATGTCTACATCGCCATAGCTGCCACTCATGTAGTCATACACTGGCACCGAGTCCAGCTTCCACATTCGTTTCTGCAAGAGATTCATCTCGGCATTTTCCAACAACTGTGCTTGGAGAATGTTTACACCAGTATGGTTACCTGCACGGAAGATTTGCCAAAAAGCATTTTTCCAAGTTTCCACAGTTTCGCCCGGCAAGCCCAAAATAACTTCTGTGTACACAGGAATATTGTTGCGATCACACAAGGCAAAGATTTCGTCAATCTTGTGTTGATCAAGATTTCTACGCTTGATGTTTTCTAACACATCGTGGTCCATGCTTTGCACACTCACAGTAAGACCTTGACCAAAGTTAGGGCTTTCGTCGATCAATTTCTTTACAATACCCACTACTTCGTTCTTTTGATTCTTGGCCCAGGTCATTGAAAATGACGCCAGCTTGGCCCATTGCTTTTGTACTTCGATCAACTTGTCCACAATCATGTTGTCACGTTCAATGAACATGCCAAAGTTGGCATCTGTGATTGTGACAAATCCGCAATGGCGACCAATCCACTCTAGTTCATGAAACACTCTAGTGAGTTCAAATTTCTTGACCTTGTTGTAAGTGAGACTGCCCCAGTCACAAAAGGTGCACTGGTAAGGACATCCACGATTGGTTTCCAATGTGGCATTCCAAATTACATCAGGATTTTCAGCTATGATTCGATCAAAAATACCAGCAAGATAGGGACTTGGAATTTGATCCAGATTGTCAATTCTTGCACAATCTCCAGTGTCTACTAGACCCGCTGGCGTGTTAATCAACAAGCCAGGAATGTGCGTGAAGTCTGTATCAAAATCTTCTAGTATGCGTTTGAATGTGATCTCGCCTTCCATCTTGCTCACAAGATCCATGAAAGGTTCTTTCACAAACAATTCAGGATCTGTAATGGCAGGCTCGGGACCACCAAATATAATTTTTACTCGAGGATTGAGTTCTTTGATTCGACGTGCCAGTTTGTAGTTGTATCTGTGATTCCATACATAGGCACTAAACGCCACAATGTCATTGTGTTGCAATCTTGCGGCTGCTTCTTCAATGGGCTCTCTACGCCAAATTAACTCGTCAATTTCCCAGGCATTCTTAATATGCTCAAACCCAAAGGCATAGCTTAATATTACACCTGCAGAATACGGCAAGTAGTAGGCATTGAATTCCTTAGGCCCTTGTTGAAAGTTGGGCTGTACAAAACTTATTGTTTTTTTGTTCATGTCTTATTTAATCTGTTCTGTGCCCTGGGCATAACTTGTTAAAAACCCAGAGTTACCTGGGTTTTTGTTATGGTCAACATCCATTAGTTAGGTTGTTTAATATCTTCTACTATTTTTTTCTGCAAATGATTCAATAGCAAACCGTAAGCAGGCAGGATAACCGCAAGACTCACAATGACTTTGCTGATTGAATTGTTGGTTGCAACAATGTGCCAGTTGGCAGCCATAAACTCATTGGCACCACCGGCAAATGCAGTAAAGAAGAACACATAGGTATCAAAGAATGTACTAACAACCGAACTCAATGCAGGAGCAATCCACCAAGTGGCATACTTCTCACGAATGTATTGGAACACATATACATCAAGCAAGTTGCTCACAAAGTATGCAACACCTGAACCAAGACCAATACGGAAGGCTACGGAGTCAGGGGCACCGCCCAGTTTGACCACTGCCATTGACACAATGATAGCAGGAATAAATGCCAATGCAATCACAGCACGACCAGTTTGTTTGCCCAACATTCGCACAGTCAAGTCGGTCAACACAACCACTAGTGGGAATGTAAACGCAGCCGCTGCCAATGGTGCACCAAACACTGAGAATTTGAATTGCACAATGTAGTTGCTGATAGCAATAATAATGATATGTGCCAGCATGAGCTTGTAAGCCAATGCACGGTCAACGCCATTTAAGATTCGATCTAACATGATTTTTCCTTTTTATATTAAACGAATAGATCTTCCATCCATTCGCGATGGCCTTCTCGGAAAGCCATGTTGCTCTGTGTTTCGCGCACTTCCACACGATAGCACCAGAGACGCTCTGCTTCACCTGGACCCCATAGGTCCGGAATGTAAACACCGTTAACATACTTGTACAGCATGTCTGCCAGTCCTTCACAGCCCAGTCTAGGCAGGACGGTGAGTTTGGCCATTTTCTTTTGTTGCAAGAGTTTGTAAGTTTCCAGCTCTGGATCATCAGCAGACACCAGCAAGGTGTGATCAAACTGATCTTCCAATTGCTTTTTGAGTTCTTTGAGACCGCCATAGTCAGCGGCCCAGTTGCGCACATCCAAATTGTCTGTGCCAAAGTAGAACTTCATTGAGAAACTGTAACCGTGAATTAAGTTGCAGTGGCTGTCAGCACGCCATTGACGGTATGCGCAGGGAAAAGCATCATGATACTCTTTGGTGCTGGTGTACTTGTATTGTACTGGTTGATTTGTTGCCATTGTGTTCTCCTATGTTAAATTATAGCATAGGCAGCAGAGTTTGTATAGCGGGAGTGATGCCAAAGACCGCTGGGGTGAATCAAATATTTAGTTGTGGTATTATTGTAAATCCCTAACGTAAATTTTATTACTATTAACAGTAGACTCTACATGTAATACAAAGTTATTTTTGCGTAATACTTTTTCTGCTTTGGGAGTGAGTGTTTCGACAAAGACCATACGGCATTGATTTAGTTCCTTCCATGGCAAGCTTCTTATAATATCAGAGTCAGATCCTTCTGCGTCAATGCTAATTAGTGCTAGATTATTTCCTATAAAACTAATTAAATCTTCTGATTTAAGAGTATTAACAACAATTTTTCTTATATCTGGATTTGGTACTACTTGTCTATTACTGTCTGCATGACTTTTGTGTAAACTCGAAGTCCCGATACCATTGGTACAAATATACATGGGTGCCAGTCCAGAGGTGTGTAGGATTGCGCTGTTTATAATTGTAACCTGATCTTTAAATGGGGCGGTTTTTACTATTAATTCCGAGCATTCCATTGGTGCTGGTTCACAATAGATACCTTGCCATCCTTGTGATAATAGTGGAAACAAGTGATCGTTGCCATCACTGGAGCCAATGCACAAAAAACAAAAAGCAATGCCATTGAAGTAATCAGTAATTATCTTATTTTCATTAACAAGTCGGTGATTAAAGTCTTCAAACATTTTAATTTGGTATGTAGCCTGCGGCTTTGTAGTTGGCCTGGCCAGCAATCACACCACGCACACCGCCAACAGGATCCTCACAGTCGCCTGATCTGCGTGGAATCAAATGCACATGTGGATACATCACAGTCTGACCTGCTTCACGGCCCATGTTGATACCAATGTTAAATGCATCACACTTGCCATCAGCTACCATACGACGACCATGCAACATAGCCGATTCAAAACATTCTATGATTACATCATCAGTATTGTATTGTGGCACAAACAACAAATGACCGGGTGCCACAGGATAACGGTCACGGAACACAGACACATGGTAGTCTGAAAGTTCTTCCACACGATCATCCCAGGGAGCAATGTCTTGTTGATGCGCAATTTCTAAATCAGTCATGCAGTTCCTTTTAATAATTTGATAGCAGTTTGTTGATTGCCAAATTCATGTCTTTGAGAATTAGCAAATTTTTTAATAAAAGCAGATATAACAATACGTGACTTGGTCGAAAAATCATAAAGTTCTGAAGTCCAATTAAACTTGGGTCTAGCAGGCACTTGATAAAACTTAACCTTATTATACTGTTCATTGAGAGCAATGTCAAATTGTTTGATGTAACTCAACACAAATTCAGGAGTATAAGAAAAAAATCCTGACGGATGTTTGCCTGCATCAAACAAATTCAATACATAATCTACAGTGTTTGAATAAAAAGTTTGTTGGTGCAAGTCCCAATTGAGTTCGCCTACTCCGGTAATCAAGTAACCACCTTGCGATGCCACATGATTGGCCATCCACAAAGGTATAATAATTCCTGTCTGATGTGTGTTAGAAATTTTAGCAAGTAGTGGTAAACAATCCTGCTCAAACTCTTGCATAGTCATGTTGTAGATTACAGGTTCAATCTGATTTTTCCAGCACCAATGCTCGGCATACCAGGACTCAAGGTCGTTTACATCTTGAATTTTAAGTATAAACGGAACAAATGGTATTTGGTTTCTCACAAATACATCTGCAATTAATTCACTATCTACTCCGCCACTGAGTCCAAGATACAAAGGATAATCACTCCAGTCTTTATACAATGTTTGGGCATTGTAGTCACATGCTGATTGAAAATCCAATTCTTTAGTTGCAACACTATTGACTTGAAATGCAAAACGTTCCGGCGTAAGATTCACACTGCACCATCCTTGGTGTCCGGCTGGATACCATGTATCAACGCTCATCTACCACTAACTTTCCAGCCTCATAGTAACGACTAAAACACAATCTATTGGTTTGCATACTGCCACGATTGTAGTGGTCATATTTGTGCGAGGTATCTATACCAAACAGTACTGTATCACTTGGGTCAAGCTCTAACTGATTGCAAAACTCTAGTTGTTTGGTACGCCATTTGGTAAAAGTGGTGTCTGGACTTCTACTGGTCATTAATTTGAGGCCAATCGCAGCCGATAACTTGTTTACGTACTGAGTGCTGTGATAGATTTGCATGCCGTCTTCAAAATCTTCTTTAGAAAATCTAATACCAATACGCAAGGCGTTTACCGGAAAACTTTTGCTAAGACTAAACACCACCTCTTGGATGGCCGGATGGGAAAAGTCATAATGTTGATTTGCGCACACACCAAAGAAGGCAGCGTCAATTAGCACAGGCACACCCAAGTCATAACACTTGTCCAAGAACTTCTGATTAAAATGTTCATGTGTGTTTCCGGTATCAGCAAATGGCCAACTCACAATCACTGCATCATTTGTTTTGATATCATCAACATCTATAAACGCCCATTGGTCTGCATAGTGACGCTGCCATATACGTTTGTGATAGATGTATTCTCCACGAAATACTCTGAACCGTCGATCATGATGTCGGATATAAAAATTATCAAAGGCTTCTGTAGTGCCTTGACTAAATGCCACAACTGGCATTGTATCCAAGCCAGTCACAGTGTTTAGTTGGCTGCTCAAAATCCAATCTCGATATTGAGCACAGTAGTCGGGTACCACCGAATCGCCCAAGTTGTTAAGTGCAGTAGATTGCAAAACTTGATGGGTTAGATCAAGTTGCTGTTGCTCCACAACACATTCAGCCGGCGCATAAGGCCGTCCAATCAATTCAGGCTGTAATGGTAGGGTCATGCTTGTTCCAGTTCCAGTTCACCGTAGAACCAGTATTCAGTATCATCATTGCTCCAGCCCAGACCTTCCATACCATCGTAAAAGTCTTCGTCCCAGGCTGCTTCGATTGCTTGTTGTTCTTCTTCAGTCATGTCATCTGGAAATGTCCAGTCTGCCCAACAGCCATCATCAAGGTGATCAAGTTCCCAGTCATACTCACTGTCGCCAAGTTCATAGCCATCTGGGTTGGCAAGATCCACATCAGGGCGCTCGTCGCTTTCGCAGTAGAACTTGCCCCAACGATAGCCTTCTTCACGGATGATGGTCCGACTATCTTTGGTCCAAAACTGCCGTTCAACAGCGTTCTTTTTGGTCTTGGTAGTTAGCACCCAGGTGGCCATTAGTCTGCTCGCTCAATTTCAGTTGCTTCGCGAACCAATACCAACAGTTCTTCCACAGTGTCAACAATGATCTTGGCAGTCTTCCAGTTGTCTTCGTCGTCTCTGCCGCCCACCTCGATCATGTAGCCATTGTCATACATGTTGATGGTAAAGTTTTCATTGACCTTGGTCAACTTGTCGCTGAGTTTTTTAACAGACCCTGCGGCCTTTGTTTTTGATTTTGCCATTTGATTTTCCTCTGTAGTTAATGCTTCAAATTCCTGTTTCAACTCTTCAAGAGCTGCTGCCAGTTCTGCTTCGGATACCTTTGGTTTTTTTCGAGCCATTTAAATCTCCGCCAAGTGGTACTGAGAGTAGGGATAGGTTGCTTGCAACCATTCCAGTAATCCTTCTTCAACTGGAAATTGAATGTTACCAGTTTTGTTAGATATAATAATCATCGTGGTGCAAAGTCCTGTTGTAGTTTGATGTTGTCAAAGAATTCTTTCTTCACGCTTTGGTCTGACTTAAACGCACCGTGTAAAACTGTGGTTTGTGTAAGACTAGAGTGTGCCATGATACCGCGATTCTCACAACAACCATGGGTAGCTTGAATATAAACTGCGACATCTTTTGACCCGGTCGCAAATTCAATTTCGCGAGCAATATCCATACATAGTTCTTCTTGGAGAGTCCCACGTCTTGCACACCACTGCGCGATCCGCGTGTACTTGGATAGACCAATGAGCACGGGTCCAGCAATGATTCCAATATAAGCCACACCCGTAACAGGTTGGTGATGATGGCTACACATGCTCTTAAGCTCTGAACGCACCACCAACATACCTTCGTACGCTCCTTCTGTGTCATTTGGAAACGCTGTAGCATTAGGGCTCTCCTCATAACGGCCAGCCATAATTTCATTGAAGTACATTTTGGCAAGACGCTGTGCGGTACCTTTTGAGTTTGGATCATTTTCCCTGTCGATTAGTAATACATCAAGCACTTGTTCAAATGCGTTGGTAGCTTCGTTGATTAAACTGTGTTTGGTCTCTTCATCAACATACTCACTGATGTTGTCTCCTGCCCAGAATCTTTTGCCTTCTGCCTTCATCTGTTCGCGAAGGACTTGTGATAAGTGTTTTTCCAATTTTATTCTCCGAGTTTAGGTCGTGGATGACCTTTGTGTAATTGTAAAGTATTTAGACGGAATCGTCAACGATTTTGATATTTCTCAAGTCAGGGTATGGCACATATACGGGTTTGGGATTGTGTTCTTTAACACCTTGCAACAATGCCACACCTTGAACAGCATCTTCAATACTGGGTTTGTAATGATAACCTACGTGGAAGGTCTTTTGATCTTGCCATGGCGCCACAGTTAAATCTCTGCCATCATAGCGTTGACGCAATATAGTTTCATATGCTATCTTGTCATCTAACAATATGGCACCACCATGCCCAATTGCCAATGGCTTGTTATGGCCAAAGCTCAAACACTGCATGGTACCCGGGCGATACATGCCTGATTCGAGCCTACGAGCCGAGTCCCATATGCGGGTGCCATGGAACCGGTATTCGCCGGTCCACTCCTCTTCTCGATAGTAGTATTTGATACCCAATTTGTGCATGGTCATGGGTATGCTGAGATAGGTATATGGAGTCATTACAACTTCTCGCACTCGATTATATCGCAAGCAAAGTTCAATGGCATGTGTACAGCAATCAGTCATGACAGCATACGGTGCTCCAGTAAACTCTGCTAGAGAGTCTTCAAACTTTTTTATCTTGTCGAACATACCAGTTCCATGCGTGTTGTATCATTGCATCTAGATCGTGGTGACGCCATGCTCCTGCAACCATATCAAATTTAGTAGGGCTTGCAGTTAGTTCAGGCGGATCGCCTGCTCGTCGAGCCTCTGTGCCAATGTGAGGCATGTTACCAACAATAGTTCTTGCTGCTTCCATTACTTGTTTGACGCTGGTTCCTTGATTTGATCCAAGGTTGTAGACCCCTGCAGGGATTTTGTGATACAGCGCCAAAGCGTGGGCTCGGGCGATATCATCCACATGCACGTAATCGCGAATGCAGGTACCATCGGTAGTAGGGTAATCATCACCATATATTCTAAACTGTCCATTATCTCTTGCAGCCTCTAAAAATTTAGCAATCAAGTGTGTGGCACCAGGCTCTTGTCCATGCCGGCCTTTGGGGTCTGCACCACATGCATTGAAGTAGCGAAAACTAACATAATCAGTGCCGTATGCCCGATGATAGCTTTCCAACATCATGTCAATCATCAGTTTAGATTCGCCATATGGACTGACAGGTTCTTTGGGATCCACTTCATGTATGGGATTCATAATAGGCTCACCATATGTGGCTGCCGAACTTGAAAACACCAATCTACAACGAGGCATGCTTTGTTTAACAATGTCCAACAACTTCAATGTTTTGGCCACATTGTTGTTGTAGTATTCACTGGGATTCTTTACTGAAGGACCCACAAGACTGGTGCCAGCACAATGAATGATAGCATTGGGCTGTTTTTGTATGATCCAACTTAGTGCCGTATCAGTAGAAAAATCTTCACACAAGAATCCATCAGGCACACCTTGAAGATGCGCAGGAGGATGTCTGCAATCAATGCCGTATACTTCATGCCCGGCATCTTTCAATGTGAGCATGGTCTGACCACCAATATATCCAGCTGAGCCGGTTACAATTACAACACTCATTCAATTTCCTTGAACAATGGCATACTTTCACTCAGCATTCTAACAAACTCTAAGTTAGTTGGAAATGTGTCCAGTGCGCCTTTGTGGTTTGTGATATTAATTTTCATGTTTTCTATCGGGCCATATCCTGATTCTAGCCCATAGAAAAACATTTCTGTAGCACCTTGTTCAATTTGTTTTGTAAAATGTTCGCTAATCATTCTTCGATCTTTACAACTTGATATTTTTCGTGAGCAGCGTGGTCACGATAGCGGTTGCCCGCTCTATTCCATTGCTCGCCTTGTCCAAGAATGATATCAACCACACGATCCACAGTGGCATTGTTCCAATTGCTAATAAGTCCCATGTTGTGGTGCGGCTCACGCAGGAGGTTTTGCATTTTGTGGTAGGCATCATCTATGCTCCAAGGCACGTAGAGCCTATTAGGGTCATTAGAGAATGTTTCGGGGAAACTACGATAAGCAGGATATAACACATTACACCCAAGAGTATCGGCTTCAGAAACAGTGTTAGATACCCAGTCTTGTAAAGCACAATTGAATAGCACCCGAGTATCATTAACAAGATTATAGTAGTCATTTTTGCTTAGATTATCATAGATCCGGAGTTTGCCTTCCGCCTCCATACGGCGGGCACGTTCCACATACTCAGGGTTATTGGATCGTAAAGGTCCACCTGAGTATATGGCAAATTCACAAGGTTCGCTGGTGAGTTCGCTATACATTTCAATAAGGTCCATGAAGAAGCCAGGTTGCTTTTCCTGATCAAAACGAGCTGCGAAGCCGACTCTGCGGGCACGTTGAACAAAGGGCGTGATGTTTTCCACGCCACCGATCCGCTCCAAGACTTCTGATTTGCCAAATGCAAGGCCGGAAATGTTGTAGATTGGAGCAGTCCATCCAGCGATGCGCATGTGCGCGACCATTTCCTCATTGGTTGCCAATACTGCACCCCCCGAGAAAGCCACCATTTCATTGACCATTTGTTCATACAAGTTCATCCACTTTGCCATACCCCACACATGCACAAAGTCATCTGGATCGATGGCCTGTGCCAAACAACGAACATAGATCCGGGGACATTGTTCCTGTGGAATCTGATTCATGATGTAACCAAGACTTTCAAAGCCCGGTTGAAACATGTCTTCGAAGTAGATCACATCGTCACCAGTTACGTCACCGTTCTTCATGAGCTGAACCAAGTTCATCATTTGGCTCATGGCAAAGAAACTGCGCCCGTGTGCGTCTAACACTTGACCTACTGAGATGGCCTGCGTATTGTCGATAGTTGTGCCGGGCACATACACAACATCCAAGCCACGGCGGTCGAACACTCTGCGGTTCCACTCTGTGAGCTGTAGTGTGTATCGGGCTTCGTAACTTTCCAAGCCCATGTAAAATAGTTTTCTCATTAGAACCTTCCGGCAAAGCGACGAGTGTCTTCGTCCCACATGTTCTTGGCATTTTTGCCTTGTGAGTATTTGTTAAACTGTTGCCACGCATAACTCTTAAAATTGTACAAATCGGCCTCATTGTAACGGTAGCCATAGTCCTGACAGAACTCCAAGAGTTTTTCCAAGTCTTCTTGGATTTCAATCACGCGGGGATTAGATTTGTATGTAATTTTTGCCATTTTGTTTCCTATTAGATAGCAATGTTGATATTGGGGCGGTGAGTTTCATATTTAATAAGGGCTCCATTTTCACCATCTTCAGAGACCTCAATCCAGACTGAGCGTCCGGGATACCTGCCAGCGATTTGCAAATACAAATCGTCCGACATCATTTCACATGACTTGTAGTCAAGTTGGATGGTTCCTTCTTTGTAGAGCTTTTCGAGCCATCGCTTGAACTGGATGAATTCGATGTCTCTATCATTGTGTACAACATCAATCCACACCCGGAAGTGGAAGATATGACGGTGAGGAGTGCCAAGGAAACTAACATCATACTCATCGCCCGTCTTAAGGGCTGGATCTGTTGCGGCTGCTGGGTAGCAGTGGATTCCTTCTTTTTGGAAGGTGACCCAGATTTGTCTTTGAGCGGCATGCTTGATTCTTTCTACAGTGTCTCGTTCAGCTTGTATCATTTGATTACTTCGTCCTTTGTGTATTGATCCCATGAGGTAAATGTTTTTCTATCCAGCAAATTATGCAGGCTGTGACACCATACTCCGGGGTTGGTTGCTTTGAAATCTTTGTCGTCCAGTTTGATTGTGGTATTGTAACCTAGCAGTTTGACGTAAGGTAGTTTTACAGATATCATTGGGATAAATTGTGACTGTTCGCACAAACTGCCTTCAGCTAGGCCTTCCACAGCACTGACATCAAGATCTAGTGTACACCAATATCCTTTGTCCAACCACGGTTGAATCATGCGTTCCCACGCAGTCCAGGCTTCGGCATCATTGATAGTGGGATTTGGAAAACTTTGATTGGCACCAAAATAGATGTGTGTGATTGGTAGTTTTGATCGTGCATCAATTTCGCCACGCTTCCAGTCAATATCCGATGCAGTTTGCAATCCTACCACAAACAATGTGCGGTGTCCAGCAACAGGGCTGGCCTCAACTTCTGTACCTACAAAGAAGTTGGTGTCTGCGTGTCCTTGGCGATTCATTTGATTTGCTCACTTTCAAGCAGTTGTAATGCTTCTAATTGTAACTGGTCTTCGGGTTCTGTGTCAACTTCTGGTTGTTCGAAAGAGAACAGTGCGTTGAATTGTGTGCGAGCGTTTTTGGTCTTCTTACCTTTGAATCCTCGTGTGCCCACAATCTCCATCCAATAACTATCATATGTTTCAATAATAGCGTCAGCAGTTTCTCGATCTGGTGCGGCAAAGATTGCTTCCACAATGTCTTCAAATCGAGCATAATCGCCTGTGCTACGGCGCATCATGGCAGGATGTTCACCTGCATCAAATCGTCGATTGGCTTCTTGCACAGCAGTTAGATGCATCCAAACATTGTGCCCCATCAGCAGTGCATATGAGAATGAATCCCATGATGTCTTGCCTTCTTTGCCAATCTTATTTAGGTCGCCGGGCTTGTAAATGCAAATATCTTTCATCTGAAACAAGTCACTTAGTGGGCTGTCTTCCCAGCGTGGATAGATTCCATCTGCTACTACGCCAGTTGACCACTTGCGTGTGTCTAGGCTGTATTTTTTATCGTCGGCACTAGGACCCATGCGATACGACCACTTTGAATCATGTTCAAATACATTTTCGTAATACACTTGTCCGTTGGCTGTGGCAAGGAATGGACTGGCACAATCAAAGGAGATAGTAAAAGCCGGGTTAACGTATTTTCTAACTGCTCGTTGAATTACGGTCAGTAGCACAGCCCATTCCAACTTTGATGTACCCAAGAAGTGCATCCAATCATGCACACCCTCTTGCAACAAATTATCATAACGCAAGGCTACCAGTCGTCTAAGCACCAAGTGAACATCGCACATGTTCTGTCCGCCCATTGACCAACCATCAAAGTGCGTGTCTGGATACTTGACAGGATCACAGTATTCTTTCATGGTTTCGTACCATTGGTCCGCGCTACTATGATTGTCGCCTTGCAGTACATTTAAAATCCTGGTGCCACCATTACGAATACCCTTACGATGTTTCATAAAGTATTCGTTGTTGAACTTAGTAGCATCTACTGCTTCTTGCAGTGTGGTAATTTGACAAGCCTTGCTGGCTTTCTTGTCATGAATGACCCAGGTTGGAATATCAAGTGTCATGCAGTAATCAGAAACGTTATCCAGCCAGTTAAGCACAAGCTCTCGTTTCTTTTGAGCTTTGGCACAACCCGAGTTGGCCTTCCAATCACCTTCCCACAGGCCCTTGGCAATCTGGAAACCACCTGAATCTCCCAGAAGAAATGTGCCAGGCTCTCGGTTTCGTACCATGTCTTCCGACCAGTCTTGTTTTGAGAGATCGAGATTGGCATGGCCTCCAGACGCAAGTGACCAACGATACGGAAATAAAGCCTTGGTGGAGTTGAGCCAATTAAGCTGTTCCATATCTGTAAGGCCCTGTGGAAACCGTGCGGGATCTACATATTGTTCATTTCTTTGCTTGCCCACAAATGTGGAATAGAACCCGCTGATGGCCGGAAGGAACACGGCGTAGTCCGATTGCTTGGTAGTTAAGTTGTCTTGTGTCATAGTACTCGTTTAAGACTCGATCCAATGGTTATGTGTTTATACGTTGAAATCTCAAGCAATTTTTGTACAGCCAATTCATGATTTGGATGTTGCTTATTGCCAATAACATCGTGGCTATCAAAGTCCTTGAAAGTATTCCAATTATCAATTTTACTAACTTCTCCTACAAACCCATACTCAAGACACATATTAGAAAAGTTTTCAAGATCATTAAAGTTTTTTGATTGTAACACAAATTTTAATATTACATTTATGTTTGGTCTACGGGTTTTAGATAACCAACTAAGATTATCCTGTAGTACATCAAACCGCCCAGGACGTCTGACTACTTCGTAAACATCTTTGCTACCAGCATCTACACTAATTTGAAATTCTCGAATGTTTGGTAATATATTACTGTCTGGTAATAATTTTTTCATCAACAATCCATTGGTAAAAAGTATAACATTTTGGATTGATTTTGGTTTCCAATTTAACACCAATGGGCGCATGATCAAACTGGCCAATGGATCACCATTACCTGTCATAACAATTGACATTGGTTTTGTAAATTCATTGATCAGTTTAACAAAATGGTTAACCTGTGCAAGTTTATGTTCAAACACAGGGCCTTCAGTATAGTTAATAGCACCGACGCGACAACTTGGACAGGCCAAATTGCAACTATCATCAATGGCAAAATTAATTCTGTAGTGCGGTGTTCTTATATTTTTGTACCTAACACCGCACGTATCTACAGCACAATAGGTAAATTTACGATCCTTGACAGTTTGTTGTAGTTCCTGTGCTATAGGATTGTTCCAAATATCACTCAGTGATTCAAAATCAAGTATGTTGCCTACGCTGACCGGTAACCATGCATCACATATACATAAAAAACAATTTCCATCAAGATTGACAGTCAAAGTTTTAAACGGAGCCCCACAGTCGTGTGCAATCTCAGTACTTCCTCTTGAATAACTTGAAAAAATAAAAGGATTTACTTGTATCATCTATTACTTGCTTTGTGCCGGTAAGATGTAGTTGTAAACAACAATACCTGAATCCACAGTGATCTTGGCAGCACCATCATCACTGATGCGAATGGTCTTGTCACCTGTGAGCGCCAAGATACTCATGACTTGTTGGGCAGGCCAAGACCATGCACGTTTCAACTGACCATTCACGCCAGGATGAAACACAAAGTTGCCAGAGTGTGTGCTATGGTCACCAAAGAAAAACTTCAAGTCGCCGTTTTCAGTTTTGGCCTGGAAGTGTGGCTCTTCAGCATTGGCCTGTGCTTGCATACGCAATCGATTGATTGCAGCCACAGTGGGTTCAAATTCAATATGCCAGTTAACACCTTTGAACTTGGGCGTCTTGAGCTTTTCAGTCACAATTGCTTCGGCCATAAACCGATAGTTGTTTTTAAAGTCGCCCACAGCATTTTCAAAGTTGATGCCATCAGGTTCTCCACCTGCACGACGACTCAAGCTGAGTTTGGCATTTTCTTTGTACTCTTGCAAGTTCAACAGAATTTTCAACTTGCTCAAGTTTGGCATGCCAAATGTGCCCACAAAATCAGGATGTGGGTTTTTAAATTCACCTTCCACGACCACACTCATATCTTCGGCCAAGCCTACGATCTGTGTGGATTTGTCATCACCCACAATCTTGATCAAGTCAATGCAACCAAGGTCATGTGTGTGTTGTACTAAGTCTAATAGATAATCTCTCATTGTATACTCCTAAGTGTTTAATTATAACAGATGTATTTAGAATTTGCAATCATTCTTGGCGAATTACTTTTGCCAGAACTTGCCCGCCACGCAAGCTACGGACTTCTCCGGGCTTGTGCATTTCAAACCAAGCAATGTCACCGGCACCGGTACATTGTTCGATAATTTTATAACCAAGATTTCTGGCTATTGTTTGTATCCGACTGCCTGGTGTGTAGCACATCCAAGCGTTTTCTACTGCCCCAACCCCGTACCAGTTGTCGCATTCATTGTAGGTAAACACCAATGCACCACCAGGCCGTAGTTTTTGGTATATTTCTGTAAGAAACTTTTCAATCATCTCAATGGGTTTCCAATTGAAATAGTTGTAGGCAAAAACTAGTCCAAATTGGTTGGATGGCAGTGCTGTAAAAATTTCTGTGTCTTTCCAGTCGTTGATCACATAAGGTCTCAGTCGCCGTTGATATTCTTGAGTGAACGGGCTCATTGCAACATTAATCAATTCTCGATCATGATCCACAAGATACAGCGGATCCATAGGCACCATATCTTCTATAAATGTTTCGCGTCTGGCACCAAGAACCATACCGGGCAATCTCCAATCGGTATAGTTTTTTATTGTGTTGCGCAGGCGTTCGTGATCGTCAAATTCAATATTCAATTTGCGATTGATCAAATGTTCTACTGTTTCAAAACACATCTCTTGCTCGTATCTCTTCCAACTTTCTGCATAATATTCAGGGGCCAAACGATCAACGTCGTTTTGTAATTGTTGTTTTAGTGCCTGAAGTGATTGATCAAATTTACCAATAGAATGTTTGACACCTGCAAGTTTTTCATCAAGATCTGAGTTAGTGGAATGATATTGCAAGTCTCGATTTTTTACCGCGTGCAAAATGTTATCTAACTTGTCAGTTATATTACCATAAGAAGGATCCATGTCAGTGCTGTCTAACATGTTTAAGTATGCAACAACTTGGCTTAGCTTCATTCGAATGAAAATAGTGATGTAAAAGTGTTTTCTGTGTTGGTAGCAGCCGCAAGGTCCCACTCCAACACACCCAGCAAGTTGTCGACCTTTTGATCCACAACAGTTGCTTCCATTAACCCATCGTCAAACGGCAGTTCAGTAAACCATGCAGGCAATCTTTGTTCATCGGTAGGATAGCCAATTGACGTCCATCCAAGTGCATTTGATTTAAGTTTGCACACAATGGTTTTCATACCATCCACAACCTGCATTGAGTAGTTGTCTGAATTCATTCTACGCATTTGATTCCAGTTCATTGCGGCTCTAACATGCCCGGGCATGTTTGCTTTGCCTAGTCGTGCTTCTTCTGCCGCATATTTGGTCAAGTTGTTCACACGCTTGGGCGACCCTTTCTCCCAGCCTGGACGCTCTTTGAATTCATACTTGAATTCTCTAATGCGTTCAATAATTTCATCTCGTTGCGTACCTGCCAGTACTTTATTTAGAATTTCCAACAAGAAGTCTTGAATTACTTTAGGGGTATCACTGCGTTTCAAATCCAAGCCCATGGCCTTGGTCTTGCCAATCTTACCATCCACATCCAGTCGCTTGCCCTCCAAGTCAATGATGTTCACAGCATAACGCTTCTTGGTAATGAACAAACTGCGGTCAGCAACCAGTTCACGACCTGCCTTGATCAAGGATCCCATGTCTCGGGGACAATGGAATGCCTGTTCCATAAACGCTGGAAAGCTCTCGTTTACTTGATCTGCAATTGAGTCATACAGTTGGATGCAAGTTTCTTTTGACCATTCCATACGTCCTTCTGCGACTTCTTTTTCCAGTATGGGCCATGCAGAGAAATAGCATGAGTCTGTGTCACCATAGATGATGGCCTTGCCTGTGTGATCATATTCACCTGTGATACACTCGTTGATGTGAGCATCCATGTGCTTGGCAATTGATCTTCCGGCCAGCGTAGTTGACTGCCCAATGCGCTTGTCAAAGAAACGGCAGCCTGGATTCAAAATAGCACCATACAAGCTATTCAAGTTAATCTTCTTGACCAGCTGGCGCTTGTCCCAGAACGCAATTTCTTTGGGATCCTTGGTTTCTTTCTTCTTGGCCTGTAGCTCTTGTCGTTCACGATACCAGCGTTCCAGCAGGCCGGGGATGATACCTTTCTTTTCGTAAGTGAGAATGGTACCATTGGCAGTAAGGATCCACGGCTGGTTTGAGTCAAAGATCATGTGCCAGATTTCCATAGCTGAATGCACACTCTCTTCGCCACCTTCCCAGTCAATGGTTATTTCTGTGCCACGTTGCTGTTCCATTACCGCAGTGTATTCTAAGCTGGCAAACAAGCCTTCCCATGCAGCCGCAAAACTTTGTCCCTTGGCCATGTTGGCTTTGATCAAATGATCAGTCATGGTCTGGCGCAGTTGGCCTACCACAGTTTCTGGACCCATGTTCATGGCACGAATAGCAGATGGGTACAGTGAGTTAATGTCCACTGATCCAATCCACATGTGCAGGCCCTTTTTAGGATATGCCACATACGCACCTGCGGCCTGTGTGTCGTCATCTGTAAGGCGTTGCTTGCGATTGGGCACAACCATGCCACGCTCGTGTGCTTCATTGATAATGGCCTGTTCGGTCACTGCCACAGCACCCATTGTGGTTTGTAGCAACACAGTATTGGCATGTGCCAGTTCATTGGCTAGATCCAAGAAACGCAATTTCTTGTCCAGTTTGGCAATGATCATGGTGTCTTGACGGTTGTACTCAATAAACTTTTTAAAGTGTTGGTTGTACAACTGATCCAGTGTGCCTTCAAACTGTGTTTTGCGTTCGCCCAGTTCATACTCACCAATCGCATCCAAACTGTATGAGTGGCGTTCTTCGTATGTGTACTTGCGATACAACTGCATATAGTCCATATGCACACGACCAATCAAGTCGTAAGTTTGATTCTCTGCGCCAAAGCGTTCAAACATACGTTGCTTGGGAAACTGTCCCCACAAACAAAAACGCCTTGTGTCATCCTTGCTGAGTATTCTTGTGGTACGATTTACTGTGTAAGGAATGTCATAGCCTTCTGAGTTCCAACCTGTAAGTACATCTGCACCTTCAATCACATCCAAGAACATCTTGATCATGTCTTCTTCACGCTCAAACAAGATGGTGTTTTCAAACTCACTCACCAGCTCTTGTGCAGTATCCCAACTTAGATGTTTGGGCGGCACTGCCAGTGTGATCATCTGATCCAACCAGTCCAAGTATACGGATATAGCAGTGATGGGATTGAATGGATCTGCCACAGGTGAGAATCCACGCTCTTGGTCAAATGCAACTTCAATGTCAAAAAATGCTGTGTGTAATTCAGGAGCATCTTGGTCTTTGTAGTTTTCTTCCAGGCATCTAAAGATAGGATTGATGTCTGATTCATACAATTGCTTGCCAGACTGGCTGCGAACTTCCTTGCGAAATTCTTTGTTGTTGCGCGATGAGAATCTATTTACAGGTGTGCCGTAGATGCTTTGGAACTTGCCTCTAGGATCGTCATAATAGAAGATGTAGTTGGCAGGATATTCCTTGTAGACTCGTTCGCCATTGCGGCGTTCTACAACATGAATGCGATCGTGTTCACGATCAAAAAGTGCGTCGATATAACTCATTGTTCTCCGTTTGTGGCCGGGTGGGCCTTGCTACATGCTCGTAATGTGAGCGACTCATAGGTATTTATAGAGTTTTACCAACTGTTTCTAAAATAGTTTCCAGGGTCTCGTGATCTTGTTTCTCTTTGCCAAACTCGGCTTTGTGCGCCAGCTTGATGGCCTTCTTGAGAATAGCAGGTTTGATTTCCAGTTCTTCAGCCACAGCCTTGATAGTGTCAGTGAGTCCGCCATTGAGTGTTTCGATCTCGTGAAGCACTTGCATGCCTTCGTTGATAATTTGGGTAAGTTTGAGTTTTTGTTCGCCGTTAAATGTCTTGCTCATAGAGCCTCCTAAAAAAACAAGTATACAGTTTTAGCAGAAGAATGTCAAGATGAATTTGCTCACTTTGGATCGCAAGGTAGCGAATCCATTGACCCAGGCAGCAGCCGCCCACTCGGTCCTAAGGCTGAGTTTGGTTAGCCACCTGCGGCTTGAATTCTTCTCGCTAGAGAATTGATCTGTTGGTGCAACGCCTGTGCTTCGAGGTCTCTGGGCATCATGCGGTCAGCATATTGATAACTTGTGCCGCCCAGTTGATCAAACTGTGCCTGTTTGGCAGACAGTTCTCTTTTCAATGCATCAACATCAACTGACGCTGCATCTGCTGCCGCAGATTTTGCTGCTTGTGTTTGCCGAGCCAGGTACGCTGTACGATCTTGTTTGCGTAACTCGTCATGTTCTGGATCACCATGTATGCGGAGATTGGCAAATCGAGGATTATTTTTTTGTAATTGTTTGAAATAATCTGTCAAACTATCGTTTTCAAATAAGTCGGCAAGTTTCATATTATCGTTCTTCTATGTAATCTTGATTGAGATTTTGTTCTGGCCGATTACGCTGTTTATGAGCGCGGAACAAATCAACTGCTATGCCTGCTTCGTCAGATGTTCGGAATCTGCTGGGTAAGCTACGACCACGATGGCGTATTTCATAACCGTTGCCTTCATCACCGTGTATTTCAAATATGGCGCCGTCATCCAGTTCCATGACTTTGATGGGCTGCTGCGGATTGCCTAGTTGGGTATCTATGTTGTCTTCGATACCATGTACTGTGCTAGGATCAGTTAGTTCATAATCGTTTTCTTCAATTTCTTCTTCGGCTGTGTGTTTTTCAATAGCGTCTTTGGCTTTGTCTTTGAGTTCACGATCAATTTTGACTTTTTGTTCCAGCTGATCAAGATATTGTGTGAGGTCTTTCTTGACCTTGCTCAACATGTCTTCTTCAACTTCTTGCATGGCTTCGCCAAGTGATGGCTTTTTAGGCTCAACTGAGTCACCTACCAACTTGCCATGCATGGGGTGTTGAGGATCTGTTTTAGACCCTAGTGCTCGGATGCTGTGCGGCTTGAACAATGCTGGCAATTGATGCACTGATTTTTGTTGTTGATTAAGTCCATGTTTAACGTTTACTGGAGTAGTTTTGCCTTCTACTATACTCAAACGTTGCAGTATGTCTCTAATGTCGTTGCTCATGCTCGTTGGTCTTTCAAGAAACTTCTCAACATCCAGCCATGCTTGCCGTGTGCGTCAATACGTGCGGCCAGAAAATCCATAATGCCTTGTTGATTTTCAGATTCAGCAATAGCGAATGTTTGGTTAAGTAGTTCTATCATTTGAGCATTGTTGGCATACAACTCTTCAATCATGAGTCGTGCCCGAGGAATTTTTGTCTGTCCGGCGATTTTTGAAAGTTCACCAAAGCGTTCAAAACTACCTGGGGTGTAGTCGTCAAGAATACGAATGAACTCAGCTGTTTGATCAATGCTGTTGTCGTAAACTTCTTCGTAGATGTTGCCAAAAAATTCATGCAGCTGAGCAAAGTCCGGTCCCTCCACGTTCCAGTGAAACAGCTGGGCCTTGATTACGAATGCGTATTCAGTTGCCAGGAGAGTTTTTAAAGCGTCCGCTAACATGTTTATTCCTTTTGTATTCCTTAGGCGTGTTCGGTGTAGGATCAGAGCCTGTTACATATTTACCACTTAACATGGATCCACCAGATCTTGACACCATGCCCATGGGCTGACTTACAGGTGCTATAGACCCTGAACTAGTGCCGCCTACTGACGCATTTTCCATAATTTCTTTCATTCTCATGATGATGGTATTTCCAATGTTATTTGATCTTCGTGTATTGCAGCATTTTTACTGGCTACTCGCATGTTTCTTATTTTTAATTTGCTGCCACACGGTTCCACCAGTTCATATTTAATTTTGTACAATCCTGGAGGTGCTTCAATTGCTATCACTTCTTCTAAGTAATAGTCTTTGCCATTCCAGATCCATGATCTTTCTGTAAACAACTCGTCATTTACGTACAATCTATAGCGAGTGTCATTGCCATCCCACTTGCAATAGACATCACAATGAACTTGAACTGATTTGGTCTGCATTAGATATTTAGTCAAATATACAGCTATAAATATCACAATGTTAAAACTATCAGAAATTCGTCGATTGCACATTGAATTGACCACAAGATGCAATGCTAGATGCCCCATGTGCATGCGAAACTATAGAGGATTAGAATACAATTCTGGATATCCGCTGTGTGAACTGTCATTGGCAGATTTCAAACACATTGTTACTCCTGAGTTGTTGGCACAATTGACTCAGGACGAAGCACCTGTCAATGGACTGATACCAAAAATGTTTACATTTAGGGGTGTTGAATTCAATGGCAATCTTGGTGATTTTGCATCAGCTCGAGATGCTGTAGAAATAGTTGAATATATTGCTGAACATAACGTTCCAGTTCGAATCAACACCAATGGCAGTTTAAGAAATTCAGCTTGGTGGAGTAGACTGGCCTTGCCCAATGTCACAGTGGGATTTGCTATTGACGGCATGAGTGACACTCACAAATTATATAGACAAGACACAGACTGGCACAGAATTATTGAACATGCACAAGCACTAATTCAAGCAGGAGGTCGGGCTGTGTGGAGATTTGTACCGTTTGACCACAATCGTCATCAAGAACAAGAATGCCGACAGCTGGCTCAAAAATTGGGGTTTTTTGGATTTGACAACATATACGATGGGCGAGACCATGGACCAGTATACACTAGGAACGGCGAATTCAGTCACACTATTGGGCCTGCGCAACCCGGAAATGCGCCACCTATTGCAGCGTTATTAGAAAGTCATATCACCTGGTACGATGCCAAAACTTATCGCTCACACAAAGATGTTCCAGATCTCACAATGAATTGTATTCACAAACAAAATCGAGAAATATACATTGCCGCTGATGGCAGTGTGTATCCATGTTGCTTTTTAGGGTTTTATCCACACACCATGAGTCATCCAGGCAACAAGGAACTGGCGCCCATGGTACAAGAAAACAATGCATTGCAGTATCCATTGGAACATTGCTTGGCTTGGTTCGAAAGTGTAGAACAAGCATGGAGCAATCCCAGCATTGCCGAAGGCAGACCATATCAGTGTGTTAGCACTTGCGGAAAAACAGCCTCTGCTGTGGCTACTCTATAATTAATGATATGACCAGCGCAAAAATCTTATACCTAGCACGTTATCGTGTGCCGCATGCTATCATGAGCCTGCAACCAGAATTTACTCGACACCTCATTGGTGTGGATAGAACTTGCATTGCCAGCCCTGTACCCAAAGATGAACTTTGGGAAGTATTTGAAAAGCACGGTATAGACACTGCAAAATTTGACTACGCACCTGACTCAGAAATTTACAGAATATATCCCGAAGTTAACGACTGGGTGTTTGAAGGCGACTACAGAACATATTGGTTGCGTCAACAGGCCATTAAGTTTGCATTTTTAGATTACCTCAATTACGATCTTATGATCATGCATGACTGTGATTGCTTGTTGATCAAAGACTACGAGCCCTTTAAAGATGGCAAGCTGAACTTTATGGTGTTAGAAAACGAACGGCACAGTTGGGGTTACTATGAGAGCATCAAGAATGCTCTGGGCTTTGAACGACTCACACCACACTGTTTTATTTCAGAGTTTGTGCCTGTGCTGAAAAAAGACTTCAACGACCTTGTGAAGTTCCTGGAACAAACACACAACAAAAAATGGCTGAATGCCATGATTGACTCATGCCCGCCCGAGCCCACTGTGCCACCTTGGGGCAATGGTGAACTGATTCGTTGGTTCTCTGAATACGAATTCATTGGCAACTGGGCCATGAGTCGTCAGGATATCACAATGGAATTCCAGCGTAGATATCACTATGACGACATGGAAAAGATTGGCGACTTTGATCCTACTTACCATACTGCTGTGTGTGACGCAGTACCGGACCTAAGTCGCAGTTTGCAGTTTGACTGGAATAAAAAAGAGATTCCTAAGTTTGATTACTACATGGACAAGATTCGTGAAAGACTTGCACGCCATACTTAAGGTATTTTCTCCAGGTTACCAAGCAACTGAATGGGGATTTGGTTACGATCAGATTGTGGATTTACAAACTGCCCTAGCACAACCGCATCGCATAGCAGTGATGCCAGTGTTTTATAGCCTGCCTAACAAGTTTGATTATCGTCCAGAGTACATGCAGATTCCCTTGCATGAGTTTGATCTTGTGTTGTTTACTGACATTGAATGGCACAGCAAAAAAGAACTTGTGGCATGGATTGAAACCACAGGAGTCAAAAACTGGCTGTTGCATACAGCTGGTATTTGGCTAGACGAACCCACTGACCCAAGAGTAATTTACAGACCAGCCTGGAGTTTTAACTTCCTACGTTGGAATCCACCACGTATGGATTTTCCACTTGACCGCCCGTATGCATTTGAATGTTTGCTAGGAGCCAGGCGCGAGCACAGAGACTTTGCCATGCTGGGCCTACAACAATCAGGACTGCTGGAGCAAGGCATTGTGACCTACAGAGATCTGTTTGTTGGACACTGGATCGACCAGACTCCCAAGCGTGTGGCTGCACTGTTTGGCAACACAAAATTGCAGTATCCTTATGTAAGCCCACACCTTGACCCGGCATGGGAAGTAAAATCTCAAATGGATCATTCAGTCAGTGGACTTGTGCCTTGGGAAATATACAATCGTACTTGGTTTTCAGTAGTGTGTGAAACCCTGGGCAAAGACCGCGACGCAGACCGCATATTTTTGTCAGCAGAAAAAATGGCCAAATGCCTGCAGGCTCGCAGACTGTTTGTGGTGTTTGCTATACAAGGATTTCTGCAACATTACCGAGACTGGGGATTTGAAACCTTTGGTGATATCATAGACGAATCATACGACAACGAATCAGATGACATTGTGCGCTGGGGCAAGGCATTTGAACAAGTGCAATGGTTGTGCAGTCAAGATCTGTCTGCACTGCTGGAAAAATTAAAACCTAGGCTGGATCACAATCACAATAGACTGTATGAGTTTGAACAGGAAAAAACTCAACAGCTACAGAATTTTGTTGTCGATCACTTGAAGTGAGCAAGCCAATGCTGATAGAAGTTTTCAGCAATGATTTCTTGTCCGGCAGCACTAGAATGATAGCCAGGATCTTCACCCTTAAAAGGATTGTTACCGCATATGGCCTGAGGCGAGCGTGTGTCATCTAAATTAATGTAGTGATCAGGCACAAGAGCAGGAAATGCTTCGCGCCACTGATTGACATTGGCAGGATCAAAGGGCCATAGTAAGTTGGGCAGCACCAAGAACTGGATGTCTTCTAAGAACATGGTGATCACACCTTCGCGTATCATCCACTCGTCCTGTTGTTTTTTCCAAGCATTGTCATAGATTGAATCAATCCAATGCCTCACACCCGTTTGCGCTTGTTTAGTAATGCGACCCATTCTATACGGATGATCAAAGTTTTCAGCTAGTGTAAAGATAGTTTCACAAATCATGTTTGATGACTCCCGACCATAGTTTACATTGCGTATGCCATCTTCTCTGCGGTAGCCATTGCCCAGTTTTCTATTTTGCAAGTGGCGTTCCAGTGGAGGGTTTTCTCCTGCACTAGGTGCTTGTGACCAGTCATAAGGCACAGAGTTGGCGGGGATTTCCATTCTGTCCCAAAAGGTAGGACCAATTATAGCAAAATCTGGACGCTGTCTACGAATTTCATCTATTTGAATGCGTATGCCGCCATTTGAACAGCCTTGTCTAGCAAGATTGACCAATTCCCAGCCACCTAGTTTTTCAGCCAGGCGTTCACTCCAGGCAGTGCCCGGCAAAGTTTGACTCACAGCTGAAAATGAACAGCCTGCTACCATTAATTTCATTGGGGTTCCTTGTAATCGTTTTGATGTGTTATGGGATGAAAGCCACGCACAATCTCGCCATGCAGTGGTAGTTCATCTATGCTATATGTATCTGGTGGCACAGTGTAGGTCACAGTTCCTTGGCCCGGCGGAGCAAAAGTAATCACCTGTGGATGATTGGCTACAGCTCGGTAAACCAAGCAATGATGTATGTGTCCATAATCCCCCTGCTTGTCGTGTGTGAGAATCAAGTCGTAGTTGGCTGCCAACTGTGCGCAGGCTGTTTCTGCATCTAGTGCAGACCAGCATGTGAATCGTTGTTGTTCGTTGTCGTGCCAATGATCTTCAAAGCCCAAGAACACACAGTTGATTCCACGCTTGTGCCAAAAGTCAGCCAGTTCCTGACCACGAGGATCTTGCTCTGTATAGGTTAAGTATCCAATGGTCCATTTGTGCTCGGGATGATTGTGTATGAAACTGTAGGCAAATATCACACAGTCATCAGGGTGTGCTACCAAACACAAGGCTTTCATAGGATGCCTCGTTCGGCTAACAATGTATGATATTGTTGCTGTTGTTCTTTGCTTAGTTGTGACCATGCATTTCTGTGTATGCTTACTGTGAGAGTTTTGGGCTGACTCATTGTGTTAAATTTTGAATCAAAGATGCCTGTTTCACTGTGACAAAGATTAGCAGGATGAATGCGTGATTGTGGGTGATATCTCTTGTCAAATGTGCGATCTCGGTACCACACATAGCCTGAATACAATATGAACTCTGTAAGCCGACCCTGTTGTTGAAAGTAGTCACTAAAGTCTTGGCCAGTTCTGTGTTCTACTTCTTGAATCATTTCTCTTGTTAAACTGGGTTCAACAAAAAATGGCACACCACCGGGGCCTAACTGTGCTGGCAAATCAATGTCAAACAACTGGTTGGTTATGTTTCGGCTGGCATCAAATACAGGATAGATTGGCATACTTCCTGTAGCAGCACGCCCGTCTACTATCACTTGATCCAACTCAATTGGTCGCACAAATAGTGTTTTGGCATCTACAATCATGCACCAAGCATTCTTACTCTGGGCTGCACCTAATATCTTTAACACTTGTTGACTGACCCAACCGTTGTCACTCCAGGCGCAACCAAATGAAGATCTTGGAACGATTCTCACATGATCAGCAAATGCACCATACCAGGCAGGATCTACTCGGCTAAGATCATTCACCATTACAAAGATATTTTTCAAGCCGATGTCTTTACAATATAGCTCAATGCTACGGGCTTGTAGTTTTAGAATGTCAAGTTCGGATTCAAATACAACTGTGCAGATATCAATCATGCACTTATGTATGTGTCAATGTCCAGTGGCTGCTAATTCAGCGCCTTTGTTGAATGAGTTTGACCAGGAGGCTGCGCTCTTACGACCCTTTGAGATGCTCCAGTTGTATCCAGCACGGTGTCCGGAACAGTCTTTGGTGCATTGTGAACCCATGAAGGTGAGTTCGTCCAGTTGTTCTTCTGTGACATCTTGTTCCCAAACTCTAACATCTTCTCCACGGTGCCTGTTCCAAAAGCCTGCACCTGCATCTGTTTGGTCCCAACTGCGGTTGATAACAAATCCACGACTCTTAATGTAGTCGTACATGACTCTAGCAATACCTTGACCTTGATACTTTTCATCAACTTGTAAATCTTGTGGATCAAGTGCTCGACCATCCATGTTAAAAATAACATGACCCATTGCATTTCCAAAATCATTAAGTGCTTTGACGATTAATTCACCGTCTTTTTCCGCCATAGTAAAAGTAACACCCTCAAATTCTTGTGTAGGATATTTTTTGTATTCAACTATGAACTCTTGGGCTCTCATTTTTTAGGTTGAACTGCTGTGGGCATGTTGCGATACACACGTTTGGCGGGATCGTACACAGTTTTTAACGGTCCCAGGCCAGCCAGCTTTTTTACTCTGGCAACCATGTCTTGGTAGTCATCGCCGTAGTCGGCTTCGGGCGGATCACGATAGTCTGCACCCTTTTGTTGCTCGCCTTCGTCCATGCCTGATTGTTTATTTCCATGTGGCCATTTGATACCCATGCTCTTGTCCAATTTAGAAGTCAAGTCTTTGTCTAAATGATCAATGTCTTTGGCATATTTGCCTGGATCATACGGAGCACGCGGTGCTTCGCCACCACCATATGCACCACTGCTACGATGTATGATGCCTGTTTTGGTTTTTTCAACTTCGCCTTCTGTGGTGCGAGCAGGTAATTTTTTGTAGTTGCTGCCTTTATCCGCCTTGTTAAACTCTCGAGCAACATCTTGACTGATGCCAACTTTCTTGGCAAACTTGGGATTGTGTGCGGCTGCTGCCATGGTGCGGAATTGTGCTTGGCTTACTGACTTTTCATTGACTTGGTCTTCCGCCATACCTTGTTCTTTTGCAAAGTCCATGTCTGTTTTTCCAGCATCAATTTTTGCTTTTTCAGCATCAATTTCTTTTTGTTTTTCTGCGTCTAACCAATACTTGTCATTCTTTTCAATGATAGCTTCGGCTTCATCTTTCTGTAATGTCACTGGCCATTGTTCACCGCGCCATCTAAATTCAGATTTCCCTTGATATGCATTTTTGGCATGCAATATCATAAACTCTACTTTTTCAGCTTCACTTCCAAAATATTTTTCAACCATCATCTGAATCACACCTGGCACTTTGTTTTGTTGATTTTGTAATGTTTGGAATAACTGATTACCAACTGCGGTGCTGGCTGCCGCGGCTGCAAACGGACCTATCAATGCTGTTGTTGCTGCGTATGTGCTTATTGCACCTATTCCTATAGGCAAAAAGTCACTAACAAATCTAGACGCAGCTCTCATAAAGATTGCCAGCATCGAACTTGGATTAAAGATTTCATCGATCTGTTCAACTTTGCTCCATCCAATTTTTCTACCGTCCGGTAAAGTTGCTTGCATTGGCCCGTCAATCATTTTAGCCTGTGTAATTTTAGCACCCGGAAACTTGCTCATGACTAGTTGTGCCCATTGCGCTTGTGTGCGACCTTTGGCGTCAACTGCTCTTTCCATTCCTTCTGCCATGCCTTCTTGCATGTTCTTTAATAGTTCTTTTGCTTTTTCAACACTAACCATTGGTCTTGGGTGCTTACCGTCTACTACACTTTGCAAATATTCTTTGCTAAAGCCTTTTGGTGCTTCTGCAGCCGGTTTATTATCAGCAGGTGCTGTCACTGTTGCACTTGGCTTTAATCCGCCGGTGAAACCACCTTGACCATCAGGAGTAACTCTGGCATTGGCACCACCTGCACCCAGAGCCATGGCACCTGCTAATGCGGCTGAACCCAATGCGCTTTTCCACCCTTCAGTTAAATCAGTTACACCAAAACCAATATAGCTGTCACCGTGTTCGTCGCCTGATCGAACAACAAATGCGCCGCCCTCTTCACTTTCAATTTCACCAATTTCCCAACCTTGGCGAGCTAGAGCTTGTTCAACTTGTTGTTGTACAGCATCATCACCATTGTACCACATACGAGCGTACTTGTGTAGTGTATCTTCTTCACCACTGTCACCGCCATCACCTGGCGCAAATTCATTCAACGAGCCCTCCGCCACACCTTGCTTTTTGTTTAACTCTTTGTTTAGAATCTTTTCACCATGTTTGGCTACTTTTTCGGGTGTGGTTGCTTTAGCGGTGTATTCTTTCTTGCCAGCGTTTGAATCATTACTACCATCACGACCTGGAGGTGTTTGTGATTTGTCCATTTCCATCACACCTTCCGACTTGTTGCCATAGTTGTCTGCACCTTTTTTACGGCACTGAACCAAGCGTCCTGATGCATAGGCTGACGGCCAAACTTTAGCACTTGCTTTGACCTTGTAGTAGCAGGCATCTTTCTTTTCCGCCAGGATCAAGTCTGAAAAACTAATGCCACCGCATTCGGGACACAGTTGTGGGGATTCGTATAAGTCGTGTATGATCATTTCTTTTTAGTGGCCACGTTGATGGCCTTTCCTGTGCGGTTGGGGTTGGGATCTTCTCTGCGCTTTCTTCTGGCTGCTGACGCACGACCTTTTTTGCCCAGAGCATGTGCCTTGCTCTGTGGCAAACACTTGGGCTTGCCTTCTTTTTCACTGCCTCTAGCACAGTCGCCACGGATTTTGCCATCGGGCCCAAATCTCACCCACTTGTCTTTGAACCAATCACGAAGATTTTCTTCCAACTCAGTTTCGCTCACAGGCACACAATTGGGCACCTGACGACCACCTTTGTTTTTCATGCCTGCTTGGCGATAACCGTCCCAGCAGGCTTCGAGAATTTCTTTATATCTCATGATTGTTTATTTATTGCGTTTGGCTTTAGCCCGTCCAGCCTTCATGTTGGCCATCCAATGTGCCAATTGTCCTTTGCGACCGCCTTGTTTGGCCACTTTACGCAGGGTGCCAACTGATGCTTTGGTGGGCACACCGTATCTTTTTGAGTCGCCTTTGTCCTGCGGATTCCGACCATCCGCAAAGTTTTCATTCTCAATACTTTTGCCACCGCTGTCGCCTACGCCCAGATACTTTATAGCATATTCTCGGGCACGTTGCTGGCCTTCAGGAGTGTATGCTTTGTCAAGAGCATCCCATCCGCGCAACACAATCCATTTTTCTTGCGCCTCGTCCCATTCCATATAGCTGCTGACGTTTACTAAGTCTTTAATCTCAGCTGGGAATTTGTTATGTCTAGTGGCATTGAAGTCATGCCCAATATTGGGAGGAGAATCATGACTGCCCCTAGCATCTATGTATTTTTGAGTTTTTACATCATACACATAAGCATGAGTCAGGGACCAATTTTGATGATTGTATTGTATATCCTGTTGCCGTGCCGGGTCGAGTTCATCGAACTCGTCAGGTTCTATATACATGTCTGGCATAGAATCAAAAAATTCATAGACAAATCCTAATGGAAATCTTTGAGGATCCATTTTGTGTATTGTAAGTGCTAACACTGCACATTCACCTTGCATGTACTGAGCTTGTGCAATGGCCCGCTCATCTGATTCAACAATAAATTCATTTGCTTCTGCAAGTTCTTCTTTGCCCAAGAATGTTTGAGCAAACAACTGACACTCGCCCCATAGTTTATCATTTTCTGTCACATACACACGGAAGTCAGCGTCTCGATCGTCATGCTGTGTGGGGTCTTGATAGCCTGCATACACCTTGTGTATGCCCACAGAGTTCAGTAGGTCTTTGCAACTTTCACCGTGGCGTTCTTCCATGGGTGAGTTGCAGGGACTGCAAGTGGTCACAACAATTGAACCGTCGGGTATCTCACCTATGCTTTTTCTATACTTGTCTATGGCCACTCGTTCAGCATGGCGGCGTGTGCCATCTCGGGCAGGCAAGTTGATGCCGTAGATCATTCTGTTGTCAGGGTCAATCACACAGGCAGCAACTTGTCCATAGCGTTCAGGATCTCGCTGTTGACCTTGCACTACCATGCGGCAGCATTTGGCCAGCACACGATCTAGCTTGGGTCTATCATGCAGTTCATAGTCGCCGGCTGACTCTGCTAGGCCTTCTGTCATGATCGGAACAACTTCAATTTGTACCAAGTCTGTATTTGGCGCATTACTTCTTATCCATTGTAAGGCAATACCATTGGCATCTGACTGCGAATTACCAATGCCGCTGAATCTATACAATTCTTCACCAGTGTCAACATTCATTACTTTCCAGGCACCAGAGAATGTGCCAGGTGTGGCTCGTTGTCGTGCAAGGTCTGCTGTGCTCCCAGGATAGACCACCTCCACATCTGGCTCGACATCAATTATACCACCCGATGCTGCGTCAGTGCTACCGGCAGTTTGCCGAGTTCTTACTTCAAAGTCATTGGGATTATAGCCGTTTTGGCTTAGCCACGTTCTTGCTTCTGTTTCAGCAGCACCGCGATTTGTGAACTCAGGATTGTAGTAAACTTGGTTATTGCTTCTACTAGCCACTTCCCATGGTCCTGGTCCAGTTGGTCTTAGAGGGTTCACATCTGTTTGTACTGTGTCTGCAGGCTGGTCCCATTGTTCAGTATCCACCACCATGTAGTCAGCAGGAACTACATTGTTTCTAGCAGCCCATGCTTGGAGAATATATCTGCCTTGTGCCTGCTCTGCTGGATTGCCCATGTTGAATCTAAACAGATATTCAGGTCGTCGACCACTTCGTCCATACAAGGCTGGATCTGAGCGTGGCACAACAGCATAGCGACCATTGGGATCGTTAGGTCTACCGCTTTGGCTTCTGTCAGTATTTGGTCCGTACACAATGTTTTCGTCACCAGGATGTGCTTCTTCCCACTGCTGTAATACTGTGTATGCATCTTGGTAATTAACAGCATTAAATCTATAAATGATTTCATTAGTATCTGAATTCTTCAAAAACCAGTTACCGTCAGGATTACTTGGGCGGCCGTTCAAAGTTGGCACAGTTGCTTCTTCATACGGACGCACAGGCTCGGCAACAATGGATTGTCGGGTGTTAGCCCAAGACGGATAGCCATCGTCACCCAAGGCTTTTTCAATAGCTTCTTTTTTACTTGACGCAACAACTTCTACACTGGCATAACTATTGCCAGGATTGGAAACACGCCACCACATCTTTTCACCGCTTGTTTCGCCGCGTTTTTCTTTGCGTTGTAGTTGTGCTTGTTTCACAAAACTACGCAAGGCTGCCCGGGGAATCTTGCCAGCAACATAATCAGCAAAGTATTTGATGGTGTCTGAGCCCTTTTGGTCCTGTGTCAATAGTTTGTACAGTTTCTTTTGGTATTCTTCCCGGTATGCGTCAGGGTTGAGTGCCGCACTCATGGCCACTGTAAAACGCAACAGAGTGTTTTCAATTTGGCTAAAGTTTTCATCCAACCAGTCACCACCAGGTGAACGGAATTCAATGTGTCCGTCCTTGGTATTGATTGATGTGTACTTATCTGTGTAGCCTCCGTGAATGGCCTTGGAAGCCAGTTCACCCATTTGGCCTTTCATCTTATCCAACAACTGCTGTGCTTCTTCGGGCCGTTGTCGTACACGATCACGCACTTTGCCCAGAGCAGATTTGGCGTAGGTATTTGATGCACGACCAAACAAGTCTAACACATACTCGTCACCTAATAATAAAGCCAACTTCACAAAGTCCAAGCGGTCTTTACTGTATTCAGGCACAGAAATGTTAATGTGCAGGCCAGTGGACTGATTGGTATAAACGCCCATGCGTCCGGCCCAGGCCTTCACTGCATTCAAATCTTTCAACAGTTCATCTATGGGCATGGGTGGTGATACAAACTCTAGGCCTTCGTCTCCGTCATTGTCGCCTTCCAAACTGCCGTCTGGTTCTACTATATAAAACTGATTGTTGGGTCCGGGTCTGTCGCCTGACTGATGGTATCTTGTGTTGACTCTGACTTCACGACCCACAGCACGACTGAATTCGTCAGCCACTTGATCTGCATCAATCTCGCCGCTGTTCATGCTAGTCCAATAGGGCCAATTCATACCATACATTTGCTCGACACCACTCATACGGTCAAGGTCTGTGGCGTCTAGCCAGTCGCTTTCGTCCCAGTTGTCCTGATTTTCTTCACGGTATTCATCAAAGGCCTGATTGTAGTAATCACTAGAAGGATCAGCATAAACATTAGCAACAAATTGATCAAGTGAATCGGTCTTGTCTGCATCAAGGTCTGCCCACTCGTCTTCATCTACATTATTCACAATCCATTCTCTGAGGTATTCTTCGCCGTCCATGCCCCAGGAATCGCGAATTTTATCATCCAGCCATTCCTGGAAATCTTCCTGCATTCGTTCACGCAGGAGTTCAACATCTCTGCGACCGTTGTAGTCGCCATCATGAAAAAATCGCACAGCATCATCAATGCTACGGCAGCGTTCGTCCTGATCATAATCTGGTTCCTGTTCAGGATCGTCTGACTTGATGCCGGGCACAATCATTTCAAATTCCATGCCAGCAATAGCACCTGTTTTGGCAGCTTCCCGACGTAAGTTTTTGCTGCCCATGTTTATTTCAAACAGGTCTTGTTCTTCAAACAATTCAAATTCTCGTGCTAGACTTTCTGACAAACTTACCTTGCCGTCTGCTCGCAACAGTTGTGGATGACCTTGTGCGTCTGTGACTAGACGCATTTTGTTGGCTTCTCGGCCTGTTTGTCCCGGATGCACATCAACAGTTAGTGCCATCTTGAAACGTGGATCATCTGCTTGTGCCTTGGTAGGAATGTATCCAGATGACTCACGAATGGCTTCTTGGTCAAACAGTTCTGGATGTGCATCTGCAAAGTCTCGCATGATGATGCCTGCCACAGCGTGTGCTTCATTTTCTATAGGCGACCCTGTGTTGCCAGATGTGTGATCCAATTGTTCTAATTCATTTTGACGACAGTGTGCCAGTTCATGTGCTGTGGTTCGCAAAATATCCATGATATGACGATTGCGAATGTTCACATGCAACACATGTTGATCGGGAATGTACATGCCAAACGAATGATTTTCTTCACTCCATCCATCATTGTCATGCAGCACAATTTCAGGCATGCGTTCAATACCTAAACGATCAGCAGTGTCTTGAATAAACTGTTGCACCATGTTCTCAGTGTCATCTTCGTTCAAGAACATTTGTGTGCTGGGTGCCACGCCATCTGGTGAGCTGTAGGGTTGACCTTGATGGCCTTCTGAAAAGCCCCAATGGAATTGCGGAGCATGGCCTTGTTCTTTTAGACTTAGTTCGTGATCTTGTGCGGATGTTCTAGCTGTGCGCAAATCTTTGATGCAACCTTTGTTGCGCAAGATTTTGAACACAATGTTTTCACAACCAAACTCACCGTGTTTGTCCAGGCCACTTTGACGCATGGCTTTGATCTTGTCCCATAGTCTGCCCATAGCTTCGGCATTGCCAGATTTAATGGCACTATGTATTCTAGCATCTAAATCTTCTACCTTGGCTCGCACACAGGTGTCATCTACACGAGCTCGTTTTCTACGTGGTACTTGAATCCATTCTTCACGTGGGATAGAATACTCGCCTTGACTCACAGGAGACTCGGCTGCGTTTTGCACATACAATTCCACAGGCACGCCGCCAATGCTCAATGTGTGTTCGTCGTTGTATTGATATTTTTTGGCGTTGAACAGTTCCTGATATATTTCATTGTCAGCAGGAAATTCCACCACAAGGTGTAGATCAATGTCGGAATATGGAGTGTAATTGTAGGCAGCATTGCTACCCGAGATAGTGATGTCACGGACGTCAAGGTCGCCCACGCCAAGAAATTCGCGAAAATTGTCAGCAATGGCTGTGAGTTTTTCACGCACCTCGGGCAACAAGTGCTCGTCTCGCCCCCAAATTTTAGGGTTGAGACGATTGTGAAACTTTACAGCATCGCTTAGTTTAAAGGAGTCCAGTTCTGTAATATGCATACGAACTGTATTTACCGTTAAGCCGCGGCTGCTTCTTTCTTGGATTTCTTCTTGCTACTTGCCAACACTTCTGTTTTGACTTCTGCAGGGGCAGAATCAGCCAACACAGCCGGTGTGGCTGCAAGAGTGGCATTCATTGCTGCCACTTCTTCAGTGGCCTTGGCAGCCTTTGCAGCGGCAGCTTGAGCAGCTTCGGGATCAAACATCACACGTAGATCCTTATACAGTTGTTCGTGTGTGTTGTAATCAAACACATAGGTGCCTGTGTGACGCAACAAGATACGCTTGTCAATCCAAACCTGACCACCTAGATCACGCCAGTTTTCACAGAATGTCCAGTCTTCTGAGTAATAGCGATTTTCACGCACAGCAGTGTCAAAGTAGGTTTTCATGTACTTGTCCAAACTAGAGTCAAGTCCAATGTCATTGTTGAAATGACGCACAGCAGGGTGAGCATTCAATTTCTCAAATACTTCACGTTTCATCAACAAGAAACCAGTGCCAGTTTTTGTAACTTCAACATGGTTGGAGTTGGGATCTTCTGCTTGTCCAGGAATGCCGTTCACGCACCATTTTACAGGCAGAGATTTCATTGGGTACAGGCCGCCTATGACATCTTTTTGTGCGTCTAGCAATACCAGCAGGTGCCATGGCTCCCAGCCAATGTCAGCGTCAATAAACATCAAGTGTGTGGAACCTTCTGTGTTCAAGAACTTGGCTGTGAGTGTGTTTCTAGCACGACTGATCAAACTTTCGTTTGTCATGGTTTCTACTGTCCAATCAATGCCCAATTGGCGTGCGGTATTGGCCCATTTGATAAAACTCATAAAAGTTGATTCTGTTAGCTGGCCGCCATAACAGGGCATGCAGATATGAACTCGAGTGGTTTTCAAGTAATCGATGTTGACTTGAATTTGTGTTTGTGCTTGATCAGCCATTGAAGGTCTCCATAAAAGTTGTGTATTATTTACTAGGGTTATAAAGACTCGGATTTTTTCCAGGCCTCATGTAGTTTAGGCAAGCACGTGGTCCAATCTAAATTGCGTCTAGAATCAATCATTTCAAGATGTCTTTGCCAACCTTTGTTATCCTGGGCATTGGGAGATTTTTCTATTATACTGCGAATCGTGGAGTGGACATAGTTATGCCCAGCATATTTTTCCATCCAAACTTGTTTTAGTTTTTCAGAACTGTACTCCAATGCTAAAATTCCGTAGCAGGGATGAATTGCAAATCCTGACATTTTTTTGTAAGTTTGGCGCATATTCTTAAACCAATTGTAAGTGTCTTCGGCAATGTCAATATTGTACACACCCAATACAAAGGCCACGTTAAAACTCACAACAGGTATGTTTTGTTCATGCCACCAACAAATATTTTGTTCAACAGTTTCCCAGCTCAGGGGATTTCTAATGTATTCAAATGCTGATCCAGTGCCATCAATGCTGAAATTCACCACTAGGGATTTACACCGGGCCGCCAACTCTACAAACTCCTGTGACGGTCTAATACTACCATTGGTATTTAATGATAGATTCAATTGAGAAATAGTACCAATTTGATCAATTTTTCTTAAAAACTTCAAGGGCTCTTTGCTCAACATGGGTTCACCGCCGTTGAAATAAAGGCTTGTTAATTGAGATACATCAATGGATTCCCAGGCAGAGTTGTGCCTGGTGGCGTTAGTTACTCGCACATCAATGATTACGCCATGTGCCGCATCCTCTGCTGCCCAGGCACTACTAAAGTGTGAACTGCACTGAATGCAACGAGCATTACAAATGGGATCCACATTCCAGTCTAATTTGGTAAGAGTTGGTCGATTCAGATTTACAGCAACTGAGTTAAACTGTTGAATTGCACTGTCTCTTAAACTGAAGTTTTTGGGATTATTATCACAACGATCACAACCAGGCACCAATTGACGTGATCTAACTAACTCACGCTGTGATTGGAGATATAAGTCATTATCAAAGTCGATTGTATCTGTTTCTGGGCCAAGAGTATTGACACAGCATGCGGATATTTTTACTTTGTCTTGATTGACTTTTTCCACATACATTCCGTTAAAAATTAACGGGCAGTAGTAAGGATTATCGGTTTGATCGTTCGTCAATGTAATCTTCTGCGATGGGTTGATTTTCACGTTGTTGATAACTGGCGGTCATTCCGCCCACAAAGTTTTGTCCGTCCATTTCTGCCACATCAGGTTTGTCCATCAGAGGACCACCTGTGACCCAGGCATCGCAAGTTCTGCGACTGGCGCATTTGAACTTTAAAAATTTACAGTAGCCTAGATCTCCTGCGTCAATCACACCTTCGGCGTCCTTGGGTGAGTCGCTGTCAATACCTTGGGCAATGCAGTCTAGTGTGTCTTGTCGTATGTCAAATGCCGCACAGTTGCCGCACAGACTTTGCTGTGCTTCTTCCATGCTGTCGAGATTCCATTCGTCAACCTTCTTCATCCAAAACTTGGTGTTGGGCATGTCTGGGTTGAGTGGTCCGTAGCCATATTCGTCGATGGCTTTTTGTCTGTTCTTGAGATTCAGTGTAATGTCTTGTGTGGCAGGAGGGCACTTTTTGACAGCTTCGGTAACACTTTCTGTGCTGCCTATTGCTGCGTCTAATATTTTGACCACAGTCTGTGCCAGCTTGAGATTGCCTTGAGTCTTTGGGTACAGACTCATTACTAGTGCAGTTTTTCGCTGATTATTCAATTGTGGCCATGCTGAGCGAATCTCTGTAGCTGACGTCATTCCGGGACCAAACTCCACTGTGGGCAAGTAGGCCATGTAGGCGTGCTTGGCAAACGGCTCCAGTCGCTTGGCACCTATCAGTGGTTGCAAGTACGCAGGATTGCCATCTTTCTTTATGCCGCCGGCCTGTGGCTGTTTTGTAGCGTCTTTGTCTGAACGCACAAAAATTAACGTGTCCCGAGCAGGATCAAATTTACTAGTAATTTCTTCAGCACGAAATGGTGATTTAACCTGTACAAAATGACCAGCATCTACCCCAGCCAGCTTGGCCAGTTTTTCTTTTACTGCAAACGGAAATGGTCTAGCTGAGGTATCATTGGTGGCTGCCACAAAAACTTCAGCATCAGGGAATGCCCGTTGCGCAGATTGATAAAGTGCTAGGTGCCCTGCATGGAAAGGATGAAATCCCCCGGGCATGATTACTACAGTGGTCATACACTGTATTTAGTAGTTACATATTTTCCAGCAACCACAGATAAATTGGTGTGGAAAATTCTACAATTACCTGGCCATTACAACCCATATTTCCATAAAAAGGATTGATAGTTTTGTCACCTGTGCCGTTGAAATTGTGTTCGTATTTGAATGTTTTGATGTTGTCTAACGATATCTCATCAATACTAAAATTGGTTAATGTCAACAGTGCATCTTTAACAATTTCGCCAGCGTCATTGACCACAGTATGTTGCTGTGTTTTGCCCGACATTTCAAATATCAATGTATGTTCTTGTTCAGCATCTGGAATCCAACATTCAAATGGTATGGTTTCTTTTACATGTTGTTGATCAAGTATCACCAGGCCGTTTAAAATCACACGCAGGTTTAACGGCACAGTTGGATCAGTGGTGTTAATAATGCAACGAAATGGGGTGAGATTTTCTTGTGTCATAGTTAATAAGTGATAGTTACAGAATTTATAGTGCCACCTTCAAATGCAGTGACATTTGTTCGAACCCATACAAAGTTGCCCACAATGCTTTCGGGATGATAATCAGTAAGTGGGATACTACTGCCATCACCAATTTCATACACATCAAACCATGTGGCAGTAGCAGGCACAGTATCTAATGTAGCCTGTAACACAATTCTTCCTTCAAATTGATCCAGGCTAAATGTCACAGTTTGTAAACCACCACGCCCACGATAATAATCTGCGGCTTGCGCAGGATCTGAGTACCAGTCTTGGCTGCTTCCGTCATAGTTACCAGATGCTTGCCCGTAAACTGTGGTAGCCAAAATGATCTGCGTTTGTGACATTATGCGCGGTCCGCTTCCACAACAACACCGGCGCCAGCCAGTTCTTCTGCTACTGATTGCAATGCTGCCACAATGTCATCAGTGGCAATTGCTTGCACTGAGGCATCGTCTTTGACCAATTTTGATAGTTTGATCACAACTATTTCTTCGTGTATTTTTGCCATAGTATATTATTTATTGTTTTTTTACTATGGGCATGGTTTTCCTAACCATGCCCGGGCAAACCATGCTCAGCATGGTTTCATATTGCAGGCTGTTGTGCTCAATGTAGTAGTAGCTTTCGGTAGCATCATTGCGCCACCAATACACCCGTGTTGGCCTGGTTTCAATATCTAAAAATTCTCGCAAACTCTTGCTGGCTGCAATGTCATCGCCTTGGGTGGTTACCCATGCAGACAGTCGGGCCTTTTGTGTTTTGCCAAGTGATCGCCCACGGAAATAAGTGCGGTATTGATACTGTGGATTTTTTAACAGTATGGTATTGGGTGGCAAGTTAAGTTCTGCTCGTTTGAGATCTACAGATTCAATCCAATCGCACGCCATCAATCGACCATGCAAGCCAAGATTGTTTGTGTACACTGTGAGATAACTGTTAAAGAACACCATTTTCTTTGGGTGAGTTTCTGCGGCCAACAGTGCTCGCATGCCTTCTAAATTGTCGCGACAGCGTGTGGTAAATTTACTTTCAAATTTTTCGCCATAGCGTTGGTAATGATTATTTCTACTGTGTTCGTACTCCATTCTCATGCGAATGTGTGACTGCATTTTCTTTTGATCAAGACTGCGAATACACCCAATCTCGTCCTGCCGCCAGGTCATGGCATATTCATATGCGTTGTAATACAACGAACTGCGCGATTCACTTCTCATTGTCCACCACTATGATTCCATCAGCGTTTACACTGGCCACAACTTCCACCGGGATGTCTGCTTGAACATCAAACACAATTTCGTCCGCCACAACATCAGCAGTGATTGAGCAATCACGCAAGCGATCAAACAAGATCCGCTTGCTCAGTGGCACACGAATCAACTCGTCAATCTTGCGCGAGAGTGGTCGCGCACCCATCTTCGAATCGTAGCCTTTGTCAGCAAGTGTGTCAACGGCTGATTCGGATAGATTGAGGCGTATACCTTTTGCAAGCAAACTCGTTTTGAGTTCATCCACAAACTTGACCACAACTTTCTTAATGGCCAGGGTGTCCAGCTTGGCAAACTTGACAATTTGATCGATCCTGTTGCGCAGTTCAGGCCTAAAGAATTCTTTGAGGGCTCGGTCATCTTCGCCAGTCTTTTCAAAACTGCCAAAGCCAATGTTATTTGCTTCCGAATCTCGTGCTCCTAAGTTTGAAGTCATGATGATGATAGTGTTCTTTAGATCCACACTCTTGCCGTTAGCACCTGTAATCTTGCCTTCGTCCAACATCTGCAACATGATGTTTACCACATCAGGGTGTGCTTTTTCAATTTCGTCAAACAACAACACAGCAAACGGGCTCTTGCTGATGTCACTGATCAGCTTGCCACCACTCACATTAGAATCATCAAAGCCCACATAGCCTGGGGGAGCACCAATCAAACTTGATACTGTGTGACGTTCTTGATATTCACTCATGTCATATTTCAGCAGTTTCATGTCTAGGTTATCTGCCAACAGTCGAGCCAGTTCTGTTTTACCGGTACCAGTTGGGCCCAGGAACAAGAAACTTGCAATGGGCTTTTTGTCTTGTCCAATGCCCGAGAAGTTGATGTACACACGCTCTAACACCGAATCTACTGCGGCGTCTTGACCATACAGCCGTTGTTTGATGTTTGAATCCAGTTCCACAATCTTTGCTGAACGTTCATTCTGCAAGCGATCCATGGGTACAGAAGTCACACGCGATACCTGTGCCATGATTTGATCTCTAGTGACTTTCACAGTGCCGGCATCTTTCACACGCTCTCTAGCACAGGCAGCATCCAACAGGTCAATGGCTTTGTCCGGATTCTTCCGGTCATGAATGTATCTGTTGCCAAACTCCACAGCACTCATGATAGCATCAGTTTCAATCAGCACATTGTGAAACGTTTCCAGCCGGGGACTCAAGCCAATAAGAATCTGCTCCGTGGTCGCAGTATCCGGTTCATCAATACTCAAACGATAGAATCTGCGCATGAGTGCGCGATCTTTCTCAAATGATTCATAGTATTCTTCCCAAGTGGTTGATCCAATAACTTTCAAACTGCCCTTGGTAATAGCAGGCTTCAGCATGTTGGCAAAGTCTAGCGAACTGTTTGAACCTGATCCAGCACCACGCATGGTGTGTGCTTCGTCAATGAACAAGATACATTTTTTCTTGGCTTCCAGTGCTGCAATCACTGCCTTGAACTTTTCTTCAAACTCGCCGCGATACTTGGACCCTGCTAACAGTGTGCCAATCTCCAGACTCCATACTTCATGATCCTTCAAGAACTCAGGCACATTACCGGCTATGAGTTCTTGTGCCAGTCCATCTACAATACAAGTCTTGCCCACACCTGGATCGCCAACCATCAGCACGTTTGATTTGAATCTACGAGCCAACACAGCAATCATTTCTGCCAGTTCTTCTCGACGGCCAATCAAGGGCTCCAACTGATTGTTTCGCGCACTGTCTGTTAGATTGGTACAGTACTCTGTTAAGATTTCTGTGGCCTGTTTGTCAGTCATTTTGACGTCTTGTCGATTGTAGCTGGACTCCCAGTGTTTTACAAACTCTGTCTTTTTCACGCCATACTTGAGAAAGAAGTAGTGTGCATGACTGTTGGTTTCGGCCATGATTGATAGGTACAAGTCAATAGTGGTCATTGCTCGCCGCCCTGTAAACATCACCTGCACATTGGCCCTGTTGAATATGCGTTCAATGGTCTGTGTTTTCTTTGGCTGATAGTCTTCTGTTTTTGTGATACTGCGCAGACTGCTCAAGTAGCTCACAATTTCTTGTTCCATTTGTGAGACTTCCACACCAAATCGATCCAAGCACTTGCGGAATGGATCGTACTGAATCAGTGCCAGCAATAAATGCTCTGTGATCACAAACTCATGTTTCTCAACACGAGCAATGCTCACTGCTTGTTCAATGATGTGTTCAATTTCGGGATTTTGTTGCATTGGCATCCTTGGTAGTTTTAGTTATTATACTGCAATTTCAAACAGCATGCAAGTGTGTTTGGTATTTATTCACGGTATTTTTCAATAGCTTCCAGCAATTCGGGGCGAATGGTTTTGGGTATTGTGGGCATCACACGAATCATGAGATCACCAGTGTTGCCTGATCGATCACGCAGACCATGTCCACGCAATCTTATGAGTGTTTTGGGCTGTGTTCCAGCCGGCATCACAGTGGTCAATGCAGATCCGGTAAGTGTTCGCACAGTAATATCTGATCCCAAGATCATGCTCCAGATATCTGCTGTGACATCAGTCACAAGATCCAGACCATTACGTTGCCATATGGGATCTGGATGCACTCTAAACTGTATGACCAAATCTCCGCCACCAGGTGCTAGACCCTGATACTGCACGTTGTCACCATCATTGATACCAAGTGGTATTTCCACTTCGATGGTGCTTTGTCCGTGCGGTGTGCCCACTGCTACTGGTCGAGTACCACCTTGTGCCACATCGGTCATGCGGATCCATAACGTCATTCTGGTGTGCGATTGCTGTCTACGTGGTTGTTGTCCGAATGGTGATTGGCCACCAAACATGCTTGAAAAGATATCATTCATGTTGAAGTGTGCGCCACCAGGCATGCCAGAAAACTGAGGGCGTGGATTGTCGTAGTCAGCTCGTTTCACAGCATCGCCTAGGGTGTCATAGGCTGCTTGTATCTCTTGAAACTTTTGGGTATTGCCACCTTTGTCAGGATGATGCTGTGAGGCCAACTTGCGAAAGGCTCGTTTGATTTCGTCCGGGGTGGCAGTTTTAGCAACGCCTAATGTGGCATAATGATCAGACATAGCTAGTAATTATACTATGTCTGCTCAAGGTTGTCAATTCAGTGTTTGTTGTAATAGTCCCAGCACCAAATCCCAAAACCCACTGCACACACAAAAAACAGTATCCATTCCATTATTTCTTCTCAGGAACTTTTTCGCCGTCTAGCTTTTTGTGCTGTTTGATTTCTTTACAGTTCTGTTTGACTTTGCCGTTTTTGTCCTTGACTTCTTTGCCTTCTTTGTCCTTGACATCCACGCATACTCGTTTGGTTTCTTTTGGCTCGTCAGCTACAGCTGGCAAGCAAAGAATCAATCCTGCTACAAATATAACATTTTTCATTTTATCTCTCCGGAAAATCTGTAATAACTGGGGGTGCTTTTTTGCCGCCCCATCCTGCGGTCACATCTGCTGTGGAGGTTCCCATGCCGCTGGCAACGCCCAAGGGTTGTGATCCCCATGAGTTGGTGACTGGGGCATGGGAGCCGAAACTTTGGGTAATTGTTGTGGCCACTGGTGCACCAAAGTTACTGGGCTGTTGTCCCACTGCTGGCGGCGGCGTATATGTTGTACCCACATTTGGTGGTAAGGTGATTCCGCCATTGTTTGCTCCTGCTAGTTTTTCTTGTGTGCGACCATATGCTGCCAAGCCAAGCACAGCACCCATGCTAATATGGAATAGGCCTGCACCTTGTAGTGTTAGTGGTTGCCATTGCACATTCACTCCGCCGTGGAACATTGCTTGTGTCAGGCTCCACAGCACTGGTGCAACCACAAAGTCAAATATACACACACCCATGTACATCCAGCCCATCATTGGACGCCATTTAGAGTTCATCCAATCTTCTTTTTTCTTTTCTGACTCTGACATTTTTTCAGCCATGATTTTTCCTCGATACTGTATTTAACGGATCTTGACGCTAGATTAACCAGTGGTTAATTGGGTGTTTATTGACCGACGGAGTAACTGATTATGGAAATGTTAT